CGCTGGGACCGAAAGGTCGTACCAAGTCAATCCCGTCGAAAGGGTAACACCCTTCGCCAGTTGTCTGCCTTGTCGATCCGTAGGGCTCCCGAGGGATCCCTTCATCATATCGAGGGTCTGCTGTGTTACCGACAGACCTCCGAAGTTGTTCTGCGAGCCACTCATGGTGCTTTATCCTGTTGAGTTACGTGTTGCGTGTTGCGCGTGATCTGTTAGCTTAGAGCCCGTCGGAACCGTCTCCGGAACCCGTAACCCCTATCAGTCGACTTGAAGTACCGGATTGGCGAGGGAGAGCTTGATCATCTCCCTTGCCTGTTGATCTGGATCCATCTTGGAGAGATACTCCTGGAAGGCTGCTACAACCTCCTCATCGGACTTGTGAACAGTCCCTCCACCACCTGTCTTGGAGTCCTGCTCCTTCGTGAGGACTCTGAAGACGCCTTTCGGAGGCTCAGGCTGGGCTGCCAGCTTCTCGACCCTCTCAAGCAAGGTGTTCACAGTAGAGGTCATCTTGCCCAGCTGGAACTCCAGACCATTCGACTTGGCAAGGAGCTTTGCCACTGCAGGAGGCAACTCTGAGTTATCCAGTCTCAGATCTGCATCGCCCAGACCCATCAGGCTCTTGTTGAGGGAGCTCGAGAGATCCAGCTTGGCTGAGCTGCAAGATGCTCCAAGAGCTCCCATGTGATCATGGACTGTCTTCACTCTCGCACGATCTGCCTGGGCAAGCTTGTCCATCGATCCATCCGAGCAAGCCTCGCCATCGGTCATAGCAGAGATGTGATCGTGGGCACTCTGCAGGTGCATCATAGCTTCGCCACTCATCTTCGCACCCACCTTATTGAGCACCTCCGCAAGTCCTGCATGTACTCCTTCTACCTCAAGGAGCGACTTACGGAGGTCTGACCGCATCACCCCAGCTGCGTTGGCGATGACAGCGATTCGAGTATCCCCTGACACTTGAACATCAGTGCCTGACATGATCTCGGAGACTTCCTCCTTGACCATATCCAACAGGAATGCGCACAGAGCATCACAAGCCTTCTGCACGCCTTCAGGAAGCTTCGAGTTCGTATCGCCTTCCAGAGACTGCTCCACAAGGATGTTCTGGCGGATGTACTTCAGCTCACTGACAATCGATGCCACTCGACCTACATCGTAGAGGTCCTTATGGAGCTTCTCAGCCAGCTCCTCCTCTTCCTCTGCAGGAGTCTTCTTCTTCGAGGGGTTTGGCGTATCCTTCTTGTCAGCAGACTTCGAATCCTTTTCGTCCGCGCCCTTCGAGTCCTTCGAGTCTGCTCCAAATGGAGGAGCTTTCTTCCCGCCGAAGGGCTCTTTGCCATCTCCAGCCTTCTCAAGGCTCTCAGGGTCTTCCGGAGTACCACCAAGTAGGGTGTCCAGCTTCCCGAGAGCGTCCTGCAGAGGTCCGATGTGGGCCTTCACAGCGACGTTTGTGTCCAGCTCCTGATTGTGCTTGACAGCATCGGCCTTCTTTGCGAAGGTAGTACCATCCTTCGACTTCCAGACCTGCTCAAGCTCGGGGACTTCTTCGCCCCCAGCTTTCTCAACGTTGTCAGTCTTGCCCATCTGGTGGGTGCGAGTGTCACCTGAATGGCCTGCTGCTCCGCTCTTGTCGCCGGCCTCATTGTCCTTGTTGTCATGGCCAGGATCTACTTTTGGAGTAGTCTTCTCCTTATCCTGCTCCGCGTTGATCTTGTCCTTGGAGTCGCCAGCTCCATCGGTCTTCTGCTTGGTGGAGTCGACAGCATTACCTGTTTCGTCTGAGTGCTCAGGAGCCTTCGGCTCTCCAGCACGCTTCTCGATCGTGTTTGGGGTCGGAGCCTCTGTCAGAGGTGGCGGAGGTTCCTCAGGAAGGCCAACCGACGTAAAGGGGCGATCCTCAGGTTGAGCGCCCTCAGCCTTAACAAACTGAAAGGTAGCTCCTGAAACACAGGGCAGATCGACCAGGGAGACTTCACTCGGGATAGCTGTATACCGAATCAAAGAGGGGTTCTTGGGATCGATCCAGCGCTTGCCGTAGCGACCTCCTACTGAGAAGCCCGTGTACGTACCTGCTTCGACTTTCGCCCACTCCTCATTGTCAGTGACCCATGCCACTGCTGACATCTTGCGGGAGGCGTCATCGAACTCGATGGGCTGATTGAAATGCCCAGCAGCGATTGCCTTATGCATCGCACGGACGTTGCCGTAGTTCTTGCCTCCGGACGTACCGTACAGCTCATTCGACCACTTCTCGAAGTTGGGCTTCGAGGTGTCATAGTCCATAATCTCACCGGATCGGTCTCCCGCCTCCTCGGTGAAGGTCCCGTAGACCAGCCGATGGGCTGCATCTACCTTCTCGATGGGCAGGAAGATCCTCAGTGACATCTCCTACTTCTCCTTACTCTTACTCTTACTCTACTCTACTCTACTTCGACTTTACTCTTACCTACCCTAATCGTCCCCGAACAGGATAGGCAAGAGCTTGAGCCGTTCACGCGTTAGAGCCGCATTCGTGCCCCATCCGCGTTCGTTTAACGACGTTACGCCGCTGGAACTGCCTGCGGAACGTCGGTGACGTTGACTTCATCCAGAGCCACTGACGTCGCAGCGACATCGTCGACCACGTCCATGATCTCGGTGAAGGCTGCCAGAGGGCCATTGTCGTCGACGGTGATCGAGACATCGGCAGCGGCCCGTACGAGAGCATTCACCACCACGGTGTTGTCAACGATAACGGCCTGAATGGATGCCGGATCGCTAGAGACTGCCGTGTAGACTACACCTGCAGGTGCCGGCACGACATCGCCTGCAGCATCCTTGCTGATGATCGGGAAGGTACGAACAACGTTGTTTGGGAGTTTGTAGAGAGCCATTACTGTAGTCTCCTTGTTGAATCCGTTCACACGTGCGAATTTAGGCTAGGCTAGGCTAGGCTAGGCTACCTTGTTGGGCGTGGCTGGAACTTATCCGTAGCATGGTCCATATCCAACGCTACAGAGATCGGCACCTTCTCATTCTGAGCGGCTACAATCGCTGCCGCGTTAGCTGCCGCCCAGACTGCCATGTTAGGCGCGAATACGAAGTACTTATCCCCTCGATCGTCTACGATCTGTACCAGCCATCCGCCTGCCTCAGCCATGTCGATAAGGCGTATCCTAGGCGCTCTAGCATGAGGATAGAACTCACGATCGTTCTTACCAAAGGTTGACATGCTGTATAGGAGTCCTCTCAGTCCGTAGAGCAGCCCTCTTAGTCTATCCAGTATCAACCTTCAGACCAGTAGATGTCACCGTACACGAAGACATCCGCAGTTGCAGGAGCTCCCTGAGCTGTCGTGAGATTCAGGAAGAGTGATGCGACAGATTCCTGCTCCCATACGGTGACTCCTGGAGTTGCGACCAAGGTCAGATCCAACGCTCTCGCAGCAGCAGTCAGGGTAGAGTAGACCTGCGTACTCGCCACTAAGGCCGTACCTCCCTTTGAAGCTGCGGTGTACACTCCACCGGCAGCGGTGGTCAGAGAGGTGCTGGCATTCTTCACCGTGATCTTACTGACTCGGAAGGATGCCCCGATCGGGAGAGCCAACGGGATGATGTTATCCGTCGTCACGTTCATATCGGCGCCAATCAGGCATCCGAGATGGTTCGGGACGAATGGAATGCACCCCATGTGTAGCAGATCAGACAGGTCAGGAGCAGAGATAGCGCTGGCCAGAGAGGTGATAACTCCTGACGAGTCAGAGCGGAAGGTAGTCCCAGAAGCAGTCTCATACTGCTGACCACTATCAGGAGCCAGAAGGTAGACCTTACGAGCTAGAGCCATCTTTCAATCACTCCTGTTTGGTTGCTGATGTAGCATTTGGTGCATTTGGTGCATTCGGAGGCTTCACTGCATGAGTGCCTCCGTCATCCCCTGTCTTTGTCCCCTGGGTCGCATTCGCTCCGGGCGATCCGCTCGATGCTAAGGCAGCAGCGGCGTTAGGACCAGTAAGAGCCCCAAGAGGAACATAACCACTAGAAGTAGCAAGCATAGGGTCAGCAGCAGGACCACCAAATGGTAGCCATCCACGCTCCTGACGGACCTCATCAATTGGGCGGATACCCTGCTTAGTGTATCCCGTATCGATCTCCATCTGGGTCTTAGGATCAGTTTCACGATCCTCCAGGAATACGAACTCTAAGTCCGGACGCTTGAAGTCATACCGAATGACTCTGTCAATTGTAGACTTCCACCACTTCAGCCTGGGAAGGAGACCGTCTTCAAGTGCTCGAGATCTGGAGGCTCCGGCAGTAGCCCGATTCATCTGGTGGATAAAGGGCTCCGGTGACACTCCTAGGACGAAGCAGATTACTCGTGCCAGCCACTCATCATAGTCGTCCTTGAGTGGTGGCTCCTTCGTCTCCACGTACTTGAACTGGCCAGGCATGAATCTGGTCTTACGCCTAGCTGCGAGGTTGCCCTCCATCATGCTGTCGAACCAAGCCTGGAAGTCTTTGATATTCTGCAGGTTCCACGTATCGGGAAGCCCTACAAACGCGTCTGGATTGGTCCCAGACAGGTAGTACTCCAACTGATAGATGGCCCTACGAATGGCTGTGTTCACTGTGATGACGACTTGCTCTACGCTAGACAACCCATAGACTCTATTGGTCATCTGGTTGCGAGGCAAGTACATCAACTCGTCAGCAGTGTAGTCCGCAGCAGGAACTCCATGAAGGATCTGCTGGAAGCAAGGATCTCCAGGATTCGAAGGCTTCCTACCGTCAGCACCTAGCAATGGGAAGATCGTGGCTCCGTCCATCACCTCTAAGGAATAGAGATCACCTCCCCTTGTACGACGCTTCCAGATAGTAGCTGCGTCAATGACGAACATGTCCTCATTGAGCATCCTACTCCACTGATCCCAGCTGTTGTCTCTGTCAGGATAGGAAAGGAAGTCAGTGATCTTGCGGATCGCATCCTTGGTAGCAGGATCCAGATCTTTTGTAGGCTTTACATCCTTACGGTCTACCGTAGGCTTTGAGTTGCCTGTAGGAAGTCCTGTAGGAGCTTCCACCGAACCATCTGATGTCAGCTTGACTACGGAGGCTCCTCCTGAAGACCCAATCTCAGGCTTGGGTCGAATGACCCAATCCAGAGCTGCTATCTGATCCTTACAGGCCTCTAGGACGCCTCGAAGGATGTCGCAGCTCGAACTCAGAGCCCTCAGATCCGCGAAGGAGATTACGGATTCGCTACGTGGTGTGTAGCTAAGATTCCTACCTGTGGGATAGTCGTACCGCCTTCCCTTTACGCCTGCATCGGGTGACGGATCTGCAAAGGGCTCGAGAGGCTGGAAGGGTCCAAACCAAGTGGTAGGAGTGACACCCGTGATCGCATACCTTACAGCACTTGAGACCCTTTGAGCAAAGTTCGGCACTACAGGGACTATCTGTCCTCCGACTCTCGCTCCGTTAGGTCCTATAGGCAGCGAAGGCATCTTCTAATGCACCTCATTCAGGTTCACTGTGAAGTCTCCTTCAGGAGACACACAGAACTTGTCCCAAGCCTCCTGGAATACTGCCAGCTCATCAAGAGTAGCACTGCGCATCTCTAACAGAGGCTTCCTCATGACTTTCCAGCAGTCTACAGCACTCTCTTTCCCTGCTACAGCCCCATCCACTATAGTCGCAAGGGTCTTCAGATACTTCCGTGCGCCCTCTTCGTCTGTCATTTTGAGGTTCATCTGCGAGCCCCTTCTACAGAGCTGATAGCATCAAGGGCCCGTCTCGACTCTTCACGATAATACGCCAGAAATCCTTGACCAGGAATACTAGGCTGCGCGAACGCATTAACAATAGCATCCCCCTTGTCTGGGGATCTCCCAAGGCGCTCCTTGACCTTCGCCTTATCTTCGACCTGAATCCCTCTGGGGGTAAGTCTCCACCTAGGTGCTGCCAGATCAGCAGCCAGGTCAGAATCCAAGGGAATAGCCATATTGAGACCCAGAGCAGGATCAAGAGCTTCACGTAGGACCCAAAGCCACTCAGATCTGGCATTGGCAAACTCCAATGTACCGCTTCTGTCACGCCCAACTGAGGCGTTAGCGCCGTTCATCGGGACCACATCCATCCCGCGCATCCTACCAACGTCGACTGGGGAGCTTCCCACTCCTACGACGTCGATCTTACACTTCCACTCCTTGTAGCCCAGCTCAATGAGCTTGTCAACCACAGAAGGTCCATCAGGAGTTTGAGCTCCTGGGATCAGCTTGAGGGCTGCGAACCACGCACCTATCCTCTCGCTCACGACTGTCTTATCTCTGCCACCTCGAGAGACGTCGACACCTACTTCCTTACTGCCAGGAAGATTCAGATTGAGGAGGAGAGCAGCAGCGTCTCGATTGAGCTGCCGCTGCTCTGGAGTGAGGAGTGCACTTGTGTCTACTCCTAGTCCACCCGCTCCATATTGATGAGAGAACGGATTTTCCGATGATGGGGGCTGCGACGACAGTGAATCGAGCGAAGGCGCTCCTTCCGGCATTTTTGACGCAGTGTGGTAACCCCCAAATCCCTGAATGAGCTTATCGAAGGGATCGAGCTCCTTTTCAGCAATTGCAGGCATAATCGCCGTGGGATCTCCGTTTATCGGGGCCTCAGTTGTGTTTTTGGCCTCAGCTTGGGCTTTACGGACAGTAGCGAGCTTGACTAGGTACTCCTCATAGGTAGGAGCCCACCTAGCTTGAGCTGCATAGATCCACGCCGTAGGGATGACTTGCCACTTATCGTCATCCTCGCCTACACCAAAGTCCCCTTGTAGCATCCGACTGCGCAATGGCTCTGGGAGAGCCTGCAAGACGCTCAGATAACCTGAATCCAAGAGGAAGGGATTGTCTTGGATCCGTGCCCTAATGAACGTGCGACTCCGCGGCCGGACCGCAGTCTCCTGCCCATTGATGAGCATGTAGACAGGCTCGCTAGATGAGACCTCTTGATCCTCACCTTCAGAGTTGGTAATGAACCAACGGAGCTCTCCTGGCTTGGCAGGATTCGGATGGTTGGGATCCAACCAGGGAGCCCAGTAGTCTGTGACCCATTGACCCTCAGCAGTTGTAGGAGGATTACCTGCTGCTACTACACGAGAGCGGTAGTACTCCCCAGTCTGAGGATTGATCTTGGTGGTACGATTCCACCCCTTGAGGAACATGAACTGCTTCTTGGTAAAGTGGGTGATCTCATCAAAGGCCTTCAGATCATGCGGGCGCCCTTGATACTTCTGCTCATCACCGTCGTACTGGCAGGCTCCTAGCTCGATTCGCCTTCCGTCTTCAACACGCCATACGAGATCAGCCCCATTGTATTTGGCAATGTCTGCGAAGAGCTCCTGACCTCTATCACGGATCCCCTTGAGCTGCTGGAACTCACGCCGGAAGATGATGCTCCTCCAGTGCTGTTGGAGAGCAGTTCCTAGGAGGAGATCCGTCTTACCACCTCCTGCAGCACCACCGTAAAAGAGCTCGTCGGCATCACAGTTATATGCCTCAGTCTGTGGGCCAAACAACGGCGACCAGACAGGGATATCGACATCGGCAAGCAGAGCGTCAAGCTCCGCCAGCTCGTTCGGTGTCAGATATTCCAGCAAGGTCTCAAGCTGGTCCATCAGGTGCTACTTATATCCCTCCTCGGAAGACTAGTAACAGTACCACCACAATGACCACCACGAAGAGCAGGCCCCCTCCGTATTGGAATTGGTTGGGGCCTCCCCAGTAGCCGCCGTAATGCCCATATCCTCCTCCAAACAGAAGGAGCACAACTACGACTATCAGGATGAGGCCTATGAGACTCATGGATGTACACCCATTGCATCGAGGTTGTCAGCATCCAGCTTGCCTGTGACAGGCAGACTGTGCTGCATCTGATACTTCCTCAGAGCAGACTCGGAGGATGGACCCCAGACTCCGTCTGCCTTACCTGCATAGAAGCCTTCGTCAGCCAGCTTCCGCTGTACCTGAACGATGGTATCGATGCTACGAGAACTGTCCCTCGTCTCAGTTGCAACAGGAGCTGTCGCATTCGGAGCAGGAGGAGCGGCAGCCTTCTGAGGCGCAGAGCTGAACATCGAGCACCCAGCAACTGCAAGAACTACAATAGCCAGCGTCAGCGTCATGAACTGTCTGATAACCTTTAAGAGTCCCATCATTTAATCCAGTTCCACCCAGTTCAGTTACTTGACAGGCCCCGAAGCCGTAGGAAGACTACTTCGATTGCATATGACAGGATAGTAGGCGTTATCCGTAGGCATCTTGGAGCCTTCAAAAGACTTATCCCACAGAAGCGATTGGACTCTCATATCATGAGCGTGCATTAAGTTCCTCATGATGTCTGCTGCACAGAACTGTGTCTCGATCTCTATCAAGGCTGCTGTCTGCTTTGTATTGTCTGATCTAATCTCAGCTACTCGATCAAAAGTCCTCTGCAAGTCCTGCTTCATGCTGCTGATGTCGGCTATCGCCTGACTTCTTACCTGTTGAGTCGATTCTATCAGTCTGACCCTCTCGCCTGTAGACGCCTGAGCTACCTTAGCCTGCTCTACACTGAGAGCTACAGGGGCTATAGACCCGTCAATCTTCAACCCCATCACCAGCCAAGCCCCTGCAATAACCACTAGGAAGATAGATAGGCACGAGGTGAGTAGTGCCCAGTTCGGCCGGGATTGTGCCTCAACCTTAGCCCTCAGAGGCTCGAAGTCACCCACCAGCCGACTGTCTAAGAAGAGCCTAACCTGTTCAAGCTTATCGGAGAATATGGATCTGCTCGTTTCGACTTCTACCTTAGTTGCAAACCTCGAATTAGCATCCGATAAAGCCCCTCGGAACTCGTTCATGCTATCGAGTCGCCTACTCGCAGCCTCCAAGGCTACTCTCAGGGCTTCTTTGTCTGCCGTAGCAGCCTCAGAATAGCGCCTATCGTTGGCCCTGATCTCGTTCCTAAGACCTTCTATGAGTAGTTCTGTCTCCCTGTCCACATCGGTTACTAACTGTTGTACGGTTAGCCGGCTTTTCGAGCGCGGGCGCGATCGAGGAGCGTAGCGATCCTACGGGAGCGGTCATCCATAGCCTGCTTCTGCTGGATCTTGCTTGATTGCTCAGAGCCCGATCCGTCACCTCTATTCGCTTTGCCTGTCATGTAGACAGCGTCGGAGGCGGAGCCGTTACCATTGCCCTTTTGATTGAGTTGGGCCTCTACCCCTAGGAGTGGGCGAGCCGAATGATGTAGAGAATCGCGCGAAGGCGCATTTTCGCGAGTTTGGCCACTTCCGCGAGTTTGGCCCGTTTGATGACCCAACAATGGGGACATACTAGGGGCATTAGCAGGCATCCCAAGGGAAACTCTCTGAATCTGTGCGAGAGTCTTCATCATGTCGATAGCGGTCTTCGGAGTCAGCTTCTGCCAGAAGAGAGGGAAGCCCTCACTGTCTACGCTCCAAGGAGCGAGTACCTTGTCCCCTTGGATGTGAGCCATGAGCTTTTCCCACATCTCGTTAGCCTTCACGAGGTGCGTGTTCTCCATGAGGAGCGCCTGCATCTCACGTGAGCGCTTGATGCTGTCCACATAGAAGAGGTCGTGAGCCAGCGCTCGAGAGCCCCAGTGGTAGATGTGATACCACTCCATGAGCTCCGTGTAGGATGCCCCATTTAGGACGCTTGGGAGATTTCCGCTATGACTATTTCCGCTATTGCCTCCATCAGCGCGACCAAGATGTTGATGAGAGCGAGGACTGCTATCAGAGTGGTCCTGTGATGTCCCAGATTCGGCAATTGACGACTTTATGAAGCCACTGCCATCCAGGTGGCCCCTCGTAGGAGCGTTGTGAGGAGACTTCGAGTTCAGAGGAGGCTTGTAGAGGTCCCCGCTGCGCTCCTGATGTTTGACGTCATGCGTCTTTTGGGTACGGGCAGCCGCTATCCTCTGTTGGACGCTCGTCGTATCCGATAGGAGGAAGAGCTGTCGATTTCCTACAGTTCCTTGCTCGAGGTACGCCTGAAATGCTACGTACGCGTCAGGCGGCTCAAAGTCTAGCTTCTTCCAGAACGGTCGCCCGTCTGGGAGCATAGGATATCCCTCGTCATATGACAATGGGACATATGCACTTCGGAGGACTTGTTCGTTCAAGATGAGCGTTGGGAGCCTGTAGTCCTCACTGATCTCTGCGCCTTCGCTATTGAGTCGAGGGGAGTCCTCACTGAGGTGCCCTTTGGAGTTCTCCTTGTCTGCAATTGCGTCATGAGGCGCGCTAGCATTCTCTTGGGAGCTATCTGTGTTACGAGGGCGGTTTGTGGCTGCGAGGACTTCGCGTGCTTGTGCAGAGAGATGAGAGCTGTTACTGTTTGAGAGAGATGAGTTCGCTGTGAGTTGATCGATCTCTTGAGGGGATATGGGTGACAGGTGCCCCTTCACGGTGGTGGATGGGGCGAGGAGATCCGAACGGTGGAAGCCTTCAGGCAATCCTAGGGCGTTAAGGGGCACTCGCAAGGAGGCCTCTCTTACAACGTCAGCCCTAGTGATTTGACGTGAGATGGGCAATATTGGATCCTAGTTTGAGCAAATTATAACATAAGGAACAGAGTCGAATCAAGGAAGAAATTATTAAATTTTGTTAATGTTATCCTACCATTTTGGTAATATCCACCTTCAGCAATGTCCCTCAGGTTCTGTATGTAGGTTGGTATTTTGTCAAAATGGTCCGGCCCCGGCGATCCCAAAAAAGACCAATTGGTTAATTAACACATGGCGAATTATTCATGTGCCTTCCTTTACGAGATCGCGTATAATGATGTTATTGAAGAGAGAAGGAATCCTTCCTTCCGTTCAATAAAGAAAGGTTCAGAAAATGTCTTACGAAACCGATTATGAGATTCCGACCGTCAATACCGATTCTGAGAATCTTCTCCTTCTTCCCACCACCTCTTCAAAAATCAGATTCCTAAACCAAAAAGGATATTCCCGTTACCAAATCTCAAAAGTTCTCAAAATCCGTTACCAACACGTCAGAAATGTTCTCATCACCCCAGTAAAAACCCCCCGTACATAAAAAGGTAAGGGATCCCGAAAGGGATCCCAACCCCTCAAAAAGGATCAAGGTCATGTTGTTCGCAATGGTAATGGGATTCGGAGCGGCTTGTTTCGCCAGTGGTTGGTTTTTCGCACAGAAGGTCGATTTCGAGATCGAGTCCCGTAAGCGGCTCCGGGCGATCGAAAAGCGTTGGAGCTGATCAAGAAAGGGCCTTCGGGCCCTTTTTTGTTATGCCGTAGGGACCGGCCCGGACATGTCATAGTCATGGCTATCTATAGGCCCGGACCTGTCAGAGTCTTACCCACCCGGGGGACCAGTCAGGGTGTGATCCTTAACTCCTACAAGTCAGGGTGTGATAATTCAATAGTAGGACTGCTCCTAGACTAATCAATAATGATGGGCGCCCATAGAAAGACCCTCTTTTGACCATTGCTTTGACCCAAAGAATGATGATATAATACTTATGTTCAATGGGATTCACCCAATGAATACACAAAAGGACTAAACCAAATGAACACCGAACTGAACACCGAACTGAACACCGAACTGAACACCGACGTCGAGACCAACACCGAGGTCGAGGTCAACCCGGTCGTCGCGCACCTCCTCGCGCTCCCGACCAAGAGCGCCCGCATCCGCTTCCTGTTCGAGCAGGGGATGTCGCGGGGCGCGATCGCGAAGGTCCTCGGGATCCGTTATCAGCACGTACGGAACGTGTTGATCACCCCCGTCAAGACCCCACGTTCGGTCTAACAACAGGAAGGGAAGGGGCGAGAGCCCCTTTTCCTACCAACCGAAAGGCACTGTTCGCTATGACAAGAATCGCGGTCGTAGGGATCTTAGCAGGTGTGATCCTAGGGGTGTTCGCATCCCTAGGAGGCGACCTCTATGATGCCTGGAGCTATAAGTCATGCGTGTCCGAGTTCAATGGCATCGCCCAGATGTACGGACACAATACCCCATCGGAGCAGAAGCACATCGCACAGCAGTGCTCCGAACTCACAATCTTCCCGTAGGAGCGGATCACGAGATAGGGCTTCGGCCCTATTTTCGTCCGTATGACCGCCCGGACTAGTCAGAGTCCGAGTGGCGCTGCAAAGTCGGCTCTCATTTTGGACCGTATCAGGTTAAAATGAGGGTCGCCCATCATTTTGACACTTGATTGCCCATCGAGTGGTGCTATATAATAGAGGTAGATGAAGAGAGACACTTGCTCAAGGGAGCACGAGGTCGAGCTCCATCTATTACCGAGTCGGATTTCCCGACACGGAGCACTAGAAAGGGCTACAACTACTATGGCAAGACAGCCAAGAACCGAAGAGACAAACGTGTCCTCAGCACCTGAGGTCGCGGAGACGCCAGCTGCAGAAGTCGAGACCAAGGTCGAGGAGCAGAAGACCGAGGAGACCAAGACCGAGGAGCCAGTTGCAGAACAGCCTGCAGCAGCTCCTCCTGTGACTGCCGAGCAGTTCATACAGATCATGCAGGCGATGCTGGCCAACAGAACCACGTTGGTCCCAGTACCAATGCCAGCGACCACGAGGATGATGGCTCCTATCCAGCCTCTGAGCCCTGCATACAGAGCAGAGCTCGTGAAGCTCCCCACCAAGAGCGCCATGATCAGGAAGATGGCAGCTGACGGCTACACGAAGTCGGCGATCTCCAAGCATCTGAACATCATCTATCAGCACGTCAGGAATGTGTTGAACACACCAGTGAAGCGGCCGATGGGGATGGAGACCCAGGTCATCGAGGGTAACGTCTTCAGGCTCAATCCGGAGCTTGTGAAGGCAGAATCGGAGAAGGTCGGCCTCACGGAAGCTCAGATCACCGAGCTCTACAACAGGCTGTCGGGTATCACGCCGACTGTCGCTCCCACCGTTGCTCCGGCGTCTTCTGAGATGGCGCCGCAGTCGGGTGGCGGCGAGGAGGCTGTGAATGAGTCTGAGGAGCCTTCAAGTTCTCAGGCAGCCTAGGGCGGATACAAACGACAGTCGTTTAGATAAGGCGACGCGGTAATAACTCGGAGGCGCCTGCAAAGGCGTCTCTGATTTTTTCACCTCTGCCAGGACTAGTCCTATGCATCCAATGGCCAAAATAGGAAACTATTTATTCACTTTAGGCACAATCGATAACTTATTGAAATCATTAGACTTTTTTGGTTCCCTAGTTAGATTAGTTTTTACTAATACTATATACTATATTCAATACATAACAAATGAAAGGAATATGTTAGTTAGACATGTCCTCCTGGACTATTACATAACATACATACCAGTCATACCTTCATTTAATATTCTATTATCTATCTTCTATTTACTATTTATTTTTAACTACTCTAAGTAAGTAAGTAGTGAATAGATAATAAAAACAACAAGATAGAGTTAGTCACCCTTCATGGATAAGCTAGTTCTTTTCAAAAAATTTCTACAACCCCCTACATGCCGTTACAAACAGAGAATGTCCCACTGCAACAGTACCCCATCTCGAACGGTCATTAAATCTTGTTAATGACCCATGTTTCTGCCTTGATTTTAATGTTACTCCTATGATATAATCTAGTAGTTACAGCAGAGGAGCAAGTAGTTAGCATCATGCCAACCAACAACGAAGAAGAACTCAGCAGCGAGAAGAAGAACAACAACAACAACACAGAGGAGGAACTGCTTATTCGCATCCAACAGGAGCTGCGACGTCCTAATATCACACCTGACAATGTCCTAGAGGAGCTTGGACTCATTGACACTAACTGTAGCTACCTACCTAGTGACTTCGATCAAGCAGGGAACTACATACCTCGTCCTCTGGGGCTCAGAAGCATCCCCAAGAGAACTGCAGGGGCTCCCTTCAAGCTCACTCTCGCCCAGGAGAACGCAATTGCGGAGCGTATGAAGGATCCCAACCAAAAGATCCAGGACATCAAAAGGGAATTCAAAGTAACTCAAACAGTAATCGACCGTATCCGTAGGGAACATAACATCCCGTCAAGGCGGAGCTACGTAGCTACCTACTTCGGAAGACAACTCAAGAGCGCACAGAAGAAGGAGAAGGAGTAGGAGTAGGAGAAGGAGTAGGAGAAGGAGTAGGAGTAGGAGTAGGAGACCCTAAAAATAACCTTATGGCCACCATCATTTTGACACTTGAAACCCCTCCTTGGTTTCATATATAATAGAAAGAAAATACCAACGAACACAAAGAAACGTAAGGAGCTAATACACAATGTCCACTCAAGACGCATCTCCCACTGTATGGTGGTCTACAAAGGCTCCGGAGCACTGTAATCTATGCAAGGCGCCTCTCTCAGCCACCTTTGTCGATGGCCAAGCTTACACCCCTAGACTCTGTTGGTGCATCCTTTGTGTCAAATGTCACAAAGCACACGGGAGAGGATTCGGCCCATCTCTAGGACAACTATATCAACAGCTCCCCACTCTAAACAAAGCACATCCAGATCGTTATTGGCGAGTGAAAGGGTAAATCCCACAATGGTAAACACCTACTTCATAGACATTGGTCTAAAAGACATCAACGCTGAAGAGGCAATCCTAGATCTCCTAGGACCTCCAACAGACTCCGGAGCCGGATTCGGGCTCATCGATATGCAATGGTATGGCATCCCAGAAGGCTCCTACGCACCTTCTCTCCTAAAGGCGATCCAGGATGCGATCCCAGAGGCGTCACTCGCCTATGTAGTCTACTGCCAAGAGGGCAACAATTGTGTAACTCCTATCATTGACTACAAATCTCCCTGGTTCATAAAGGAGGAAACCTAATGGCTCTAACCACCTCAATTCACGCACAGCTAACGGATCAACTCGTTAACGTGTACTATCATCAGCCCTTAGACCCTTCCCAAAGACCTACTTGGGAGCTGCGCCTCCTCGATATCCCAACTGGTGAATCCTTCACTATCTCTTACACGACTGAAAACGATGCCACATTATCTTTCGCAGCTTGGCTTTGTGCTGATAACCCTGGAGTGCTCCAATCATATGTAGAGGCTCTGAAAAAAGCGATCCCGCAACACTTACATAGGCTTTTTCTCCCATGATGCAGAGCTGCTGCTGCTTCACAGTTACTATCAAGGCGAAAAACAATGGCTAAAGAGAAAGGTCGCATCTCCTATAACGATGTGCTACGATTCCCACCAGCTATACAACAACAGATCTGGAATAAACTCGCTCAACAAGGTGTTATAGTTAACACATCTCCTGTTGAGCAAGGGAGTCCACAAGGTCGAAGAAAGGCATCTATGGCTTCTCTGCCATTGATGATCATCTGCTCCATCCTCATCCTCTCAATGATGTGGTTAGCAGGTCTAACTGGTGGTGGTGAGCATGGTGGGTCCAGCACTTCGTTCCGTACATCTATCATCAGGTAAACTCTCTGCTAGTCAAGTTTGCTATCATCAGGTAAACTCTCTGCTAGTCAAGTTTGATATCACTGGCAGATCATTTTGATCCGAAAATAATGTTGTCCTGAGAATGAGGGTAAACCCCCCAATGAACACATCCATCCAACAATGATGAAGACCCCCGAATGGCCCCTAGTTCGCGTTCATAGCATCTCAATCGTTTCGCATCCCCCATAGGTAGGAACTCGTTACCAAATGAAAACGATCGCCTCCACGCTCTCGCGTTCGCGTTCATAGCATCTCAATCGTAGTTGCTCGCCCATATATCAAAACTCCTTCTCCAATCATTTTGTTGTCAACCATCATTTGGACTCTTGATGTCCCCTATGGTCTTATTATATAATACTGCTGTTACGATACAATTGAGTACCACATAGACCGAATACTAACATACACAACCAAGTTAACCTTTTCGGTAAAGAGAGAATGGTCCTAATGCACAACAAAGACGGAGACGATCCACAAGAAGACGACGAGTTACATCTACATCCTCACTCACACAGCAAGGGCGATAGGAACTATCAGTTCTTGGTCTCGATAGGGCACGCTCCTCTATCGCTCACGCGCTCTCAGATACGGGAGTTGATTACCCGTGCTCTGAAAGAGAGGCTTGGTGTCACTATGGACATCCGCGTGTCGCGTTACAATACACCCGCTGCAGTACGCCGTGGGAAAGAAATGCAACACGCTGCGGAGGAACTCATCCAGAACACGTTCTCAGTGCATGAGGCTAGGCTCTCCATCCTAGAACTGCATTCACCAAAAGCCAGCAACGATCCTGATGACTCTCAATGCAGTTCTAGTTCTAGTTCTAGTTCTACTAATGCAATGCCAACAAAGGGAAGCAAGACAAGTGAGTGATGACGACAGCAGATACCACGACGTGTTTGAGCTCTCACTCCACCATGGGACCGGAGTCTTCAGAGACTTCGATGGCCTAGCTAGTAGGGATGAGGTCTTCAAGATATGTGAGGTCCCAGAGACGGAGACAAACCCTCCGAAGTACGTGTGGGATCTGGTATGCGAGGAGCCTGAGATAGAGTCCTTACTCCCAGCCATTAGAGACATTACCTTGAACATCATATTTGAGCAGCTCGATCTCACAGAGCATAAGCCCACCTGGGATGAGGCCTTCCAGGTAGCGAATACTGTCCATGAGCTCCTCACCGTTAGGAAATGGCTGAAAGTGAAGGACTTCTAAACAATGGAACTATTCATATTCGATGTTGCTCTCGCAGTCTTACTGTTAGGCTCATGTCTATACGGCTTGCTTCTCGTACGTAGGCAGAAACGACAGCTCAAACTCATGCTGGCTTACAATGCCGTCATGTTATGCTTCATCAGGGATGCGTACATGATGCGTATGACTCCTTTGGGTCGTGCTCTGTTCGACGCGTACCTAGAAGGAGTGAGACAGGATACTGAAATGAATAAGGAAGGATCCTAATCCGATGAGTATGATGACAGTTGACGAGAGGGCTGCTCGTGTACATCCAAGAGCGTGTGGGGATTGTAAGCTATGTTGTAAGCTCCTACCTGTTCAAGACTTACACCCAGCCAATACTTGGTGCCCTCACGCAAACACAAACACAGATACAAACGCTCCTCACGCTAAGGGCTGTAAGATCTACAATAACCGCCCATTGAGCTGTAAAGCCTTCGCATGCATGTGGCTTGCGGACAAGGACTTTCTCAGATCCCACAACATCAGGATCAGACGGCCTGATATCTGCCACTACGTCTTAGATGAAAGCGCTGACATTGTCTACATCAACAACACACAGTTCGCCTGCCTCCAGGTGTGGGCGGATCCCAAATTCCCTAACGCTTGGCGGGTAGACAAAGAGCTCAAAAAGTTGATGTCCCTTCTAGGGACTCACAGAAATGTTACAATGATCAGGAATGGGGATGCTGACGGAATCTGTGTAGTACCTCCTACTCTAGGCCCCGATAGGAGATGGATAGAACGTAAGGTCCGATACACCAAGAATCCTACTACAGAGGCGGAGAAGATGGAGTTCTTCAACAAGGTAAGATAAGATAAGATAAGATAAGATAAGGAGTGGAGTGAACGATGGATCGTGATCAACTGATAGCCCTTATGGCTGCTACGATTTTCGCTTCCGACCCGCGCAAGCACAACAACGACCACATAGAGGCTGCTCGTCATGCTGTGGCTCAAGCCGACATGATTTGGAGGTGCGTCAGCCGAAGGGGGGAAATCGAGCCACTGCCCTATTACGCCGGTCCGTTCTTCAGCAAGGGGTAAGGTAATACACACATCATGTTCAAAGAAGTAGCAACTCTGGGTTACTTCATCATCTGCTCGGCTTCCCTAGAAGCTGCCTCTGACTATGTCTGGAAATCTCCTCCGCCTTCTGTCGTCCCTATGACACGGCAGGAGTATAGAGAGCTAGTGCTTCAGGGGGAGATAGCACTACGAGAGGAAGCTTTCCGTCAGCAGGGGGCTGCTAGAGCAGCTCTGGAAAAGGCCCAAAAGCTCTACGGGAAAGGATAACACAGTGCCTTTCTTTGGCTTCAGGAGCTCCAGATATCCCAAACAGAACCCACTGTGGCAAATCAGCACTCCCACCGCCTTCGACATGCTTGTTGCCGAAGCTCTCAGAATGGAACAGTTCCCAAATGACATCCTCAAACTCGGCTACGCCAAAGGGTTCTACGATCGCATCGTCATGCTAGGGGAGAAGCACAACTGGACTGTAAGCATCTCCATCACCGACAAGGACAAAAAGGAGTAACACAATGACAAGAAGACCATCTGTCTCTTCGGCAGATATCACAAAGATCCTCACACATGATCTGAGGGAGGAAGCTGTACGTACGTCCCTAGCAGGCTACGTACATCAGGATCTGCGTAACATCCACAACATTGTGTTCCCTGCGGAGACTCTGTACAGAATCATTACAGAGTACGTCCAGTTAGTATCCTACGACATGCTTAAGCATGCTCAAAGGCTCCAAGCCGCAGGTGTGCGTCCTCGTAACTGGCCAAAGGAGGAGGAGGGGTAAACTCACAACAATGTCCAGTATCTCCAATCCTTGTGGCTCCTGTACAGCTTGTTGTAAGACGATGGCTGTGGAGGAGCTCAAAAAGCCCGATGGTGTCTCCTGTAAACATATCCGTAAGCACATTGGAGGTTGTAAGATCTACGCCAACCGACCCGAGAGCTGTAAGTCCTACGTGTGCTGCTATCACACCTGGGTCCAAAACGGTGATAAGGTCCCAATCTCCCTAAGGCCGAATCACTCACACGTCATCATCGACTACATGCCTGACATGGATGCGCATTTCGTGCGAACCTTGTCGCCTTACCAGAACGCTTGGGCTAAAGCTCCCGTCGCTGGAGTCATCGCCGGCATGGTCTTACAGGGGCTCAAGATCATCCTAATGGTCGATGGATCTCCTGTAGGGAAGTTCCGAGAGGACACCACAAGACAGCTCACCATAGTCTCAGACTCAGAACTAGGCAAAACTATTGGTAGACCCTCATTTTGACACTTGAAGTCGATCCTTAGTTTGCTGTATAATATAGACATAATAGCAAGAGGCCTTACTCACATGCACTTCATATATCCAGACAACGATCCCCCGAGAGGGTTCCACAGATCGATAAAATACCATGATCTGGATGCCACCAAGTTCTGGAGTAGGCACTACTCGAACGCGAAGTACTTGACGTTCATCGCACAACACTCTGATACCTCCACACCAGAAAAACTTCAGGCCATGAAGGAGCTCGACACCGCAGACAATAAAATGAAGTATTGGAGACGTCATCCTAACTTCAACCTCAAAACTGCCAACAGACTCAAAGAGGAGATGGACAGACAATGGACACCACCACAACCAACAACACAGAGAACACAAACAACAGCGAAGAGGAAGTCTGGGTGATGGAGATCCTCACTACTCCTGGCAGCAAGGCATTTCTAAAGTCCTTCGATCCGGACAAACATAATGGCCGTGGTGATGTCGAGTTCACCTACGTCCTCAGCTTAGCCAGAAAATTCCCTAGCTTCGAGGCTTTGTGGGAGTGTTGGAGGACGCAATCCACCAAAAAGCCCTATCGCCCCGACGGCAAACCTAATCGCCCTCTCACATCTTTCACAATCCATCCTAAGAGGATCAAGTAAGAAGCAACAACTCTCATGTCATACGCTCAATATCGATCACAGTCCCAATCCAACTCGTACTTCATACGTAATCCCAAACCCAACGTGTATGAGGTATCGAGGTACGATGGTAGTATGGGCGGGTACTCAAGCAGGCCCTCTCAGGTCTACCTCGTGAAAGGGAACCCACTCACAGATGCCTGGGGATGTGATTGCCCGGGTGGTTGGCAGAGTAGCAACAAGGGATACTCCCCATGCAAGCACGGTTATATCGTAAGGCGTTGGATCCTCCTAACACAGAAGTCTCTGAACAAGGGATACCCTGTGTACTACGACTCCAACACGGATAAGTTCTATCCTCTGAAGGGTCTTCCCCTCCAATGAGCAAAGATAAAGATGATCGTAACGATCACAGTCACTTCACATATCGTATTAGCGCAGGTCTAGAGACTCTGCTAGTTGGCATAGCTATAGGAGCTGTGAGCACAGCCCTTTGGTTCGGCCTCCTCTATCTGTTCTTCGGCTAGTTCATTAACAACATTTAATGGAATGCTCATCATTTGGACTCTTGATTTGATGTCTCAACTATTATATAATGGTGTTAACATCACACATTTTGGATGGGTGTACAAAGAATGAGTACTGCTGCCTCTACCAAAGAGAGACTACCAGATCTACGGAATGCTACGTTGGAGTTCCTCATTGATGAGACCCGTAACACGAGGGTCGAGCTCAATCGACTGAAGAAGCTGGAAGCTTATTACTCCACAGCCTTGAAGGCTCGAATCCCCACAGATGAACAGGGTGCACAGATCTCCCAAAGCTCCCACTTCGCTGTCACAGTCAATACCGTCACTCAGGAGCGCATCTCAACGGAGCTCTGTAGAGAGCTCCTTCCCCCAGAGCTCCTAGCCCAAGTAACTGTCACCACCTCGTTTCAAACCCTCAAGTTCTCTCCAATCACTACTGCTGCTACGAATAACGAAAGAGACTAAGGACCAAAAGTCATGAGCGATCTTGCCCAAGTGAACACGAACACGAACACGAACACGAACGAGGACTCCACAGAGGGACTCCTCAGTCCCGAGGAGAGTCTGAACGAGAAGATAGTGTTCACTCTTACAATGTTCCCCAAGCTCACTCCCAGCATGTTGCAAGTGGGTGTAGGGCCTCACATCCCTCCAAGGAAATGGCGCCCGCTAGTGGAGAAGCTCATCCTTGATGGAACTATCAAGAGGTCTGAGCTTGGTGTCACTACTCCTATTGGCCAATACAGGACTTATACTGTCCTCTCACTCACCAATCCCATCCCCTTACAGAAGCTGATGGAGAGGTACAGATTATCCTAGCGCCTACAACACAACACAACACAACACAACACAACAAGGGTGACGGTAACGTCTTATGGCCAATGTAGTCAATTTCGGTAGTTCCCACTATGAGGGAGATCCAGCCGACTTCAACAATACTAACGGCCTCACGGAGGAGGCCCTGAGGGACCTACAGAAGTCAGGTCTCTTCCCCTCCGACCTAGTTGCCCGGCCACTAGAGGCCGTTGAGCGATCGATCACAAACTGCTCCCCTTCAACGCGTGGTTACGTCTTACCTTACTTCGATCTATCCGGTGAACCCATAGGGTTCTATCGGGTAAAGGTTCTCACTCCTGCCTATGAGGAAGGTGCGAAGTACAAACAGCCTCGCAAGTCTGAGAACCACATCTACTTCCCAAGGCACTTCTCAACCACCTTAAAGTCCTGGATGTTTCATAATCCTCACGCACGCCTCCTCATAATCACCGAGGGCGAGAAGAAGGCTGCAGCAGCGTGCAAAGTCGGTCTCCCGTGTATAGCCCTGTCAGGAGTCTACTCTTGGAAGACGCGTACTATCTCCCTCCCAAAGGAGACTGAGCTCACTGCCACAAAGAAATCCCTGAGGGCCACCTTGCCAGGAAGCGATGCATCCCTTCCGGAGATGTCTCAGCTCGCTAAAGGGTTCTCAATCCTGTTTGACTTGATCACACAATACTCCCTCACCATTGTCATCATCTTCGACTCTGACTCCGACGGGTCTCTGAAGAATGAAGTACAACGTGCAGCGACACTGCTGGGCTATGAGCTCCGCTACTTAGGGATTCCTAGCACACAAATCAAACAGTACATCCTTCCATCGATCACCACAAACGATAGTGATGCTGACTCTAAGATAGGTCTTGATGACTACTTGATGCATTCCCCAGCAGACCTCCTTTCAACAAACCTCAAGAAGGTCCTTTCGGATCCTAACGCTTTCCCTAAGCATCCTAACCCTCAAGGGTTCCTGAACACTCAGTTGAATCGACCGCTAGGCCGTAAGGATCTCCAACAGCTCTCCTCAGTCCTTCTGGCCGAGCTCGATGCCTCCGGATCGCGTTATCGAGAGCAACACTCCGGGAAGCCCTACTTCTTCGACAGAACCTCTCACAAGTTGATCCCGGCTGCCCTCTCCACCAACGAAGTCCTGCATGAATCCCCTTTCGGTACCTTACTCTACAAGAAGTTCGGGCTCACCGCTACAGATAAGAACCTCCTCAGCTGGCTTGCTAGCCAGTTTACTGGAGAGGATCCTATCTCTGAAGTCCAGCCCCGTCGAGTGCGTACCTTGATCACAGAGCATGAGGACTCACGCAACCCATATGGTATCGCCTTACAAATCTCTGACTCTCAGTTCATTGCAATCTCTCCTAGCGCCGCCTCCCCCATTGAGATCCTTACGAATGGTTCCAAAGGAATCTTGTTTGAGCAGAACCAAGTAGACCCCCTTGACACAGAGCTACTCCTCAGCTACTTCGATGAGTTCCGATCAGAAGCTCCCACCTTGGAGCCTTGGTGGAGATCAGTCCTAGAGGACTCGAATCTAGGTTCTTCAGTCCCTACTGAAGGCGACACAGATAGCTCGAACCCAAATAAGTCATCTAGTAGTAGTAGTAGTGTGCCAGATAGTGGTAGCGGAGCTCTAGATGGAGCGCGTATGAGGGACTATGCTACACTCCTCTTCTACATCTCTCCTTTCCTGCAACGTTGGAGAGGAATCCAACTACCTGTAGAGATCATGATAGGTGAAGCCGGATCCGGAAAGTCCTCCCTCTACTCCATGCGCTTGCAGATCCTAACAGGTCGACCTCATTTGCGAAACATCCCTAATGACCTGAAAGATTGGAATGCCTCCGTCACAAACTCAGGGGGCCTCCTAGTATTCGATAACGTCCACTTCTCCAAGAAGGATCTAAAGCAACAGATCTCTGATGAAGTATGTCGAATCATCACTGAGCCTAATCCACATGTCGAACTCCGGAAGTACTTCACAACTTCAACCCTAGTGAGGATTCCCGTAGATGTCACGTTTGCTTTTACCGCAATACAACAGCCGTTTCAGAATGCGGACCTCTTCCAGAGATCGGCCGTCTTCGAGCTGGTTAAGCTTGGAAGTTCGCCTGACGGATATTGGGTGGACAAACAGATTGAGAAGCGTGGCGGTAGAGAAGCTTGGCTCGCACATCATCTTGTCTTCCTACACAGATTCCTCCGTATTGCGTCTCGAGATCCCCATGCAAGTGGATGGTCAGAAGACTTCATATCGACTCATCGCCTCGCCAGTCTCGAACAAGCCCTCTCCATTGCAGGTCGGATACTAGGTATCCATTCCGACGCCTTCTCTCCTGGGGATACTATCAAGGCCTCTCAGGAGAAGTCCCTCTCAGAAGCCGATTGGACTTTCGAGGCTATCTCCCGTTACGTCCAAGAACTCCGCAATAAAGACTCCCATGCCAAATTCTATGCGAAGGACATCTATGAGTGGGCACAAGGCTCTCAGGAGTACTCTGACAATCCCATCCTCCAATCGTCTAGGCGTATTGGTCGATACCTAACAGCTCACGTGTCTCAGCTCGCCTCCTCACTGTATGTCCTTCCTGGAGGTCTTGTAGGGAATGCCTCTAGATATCGCCTAGTGGATAGCTTGCCACCCCTAGCCAAGAGGTAACTCACAACAACATACCATGGTACACAAGACTCCTATCGCTATAGTCCAGAGCGTCCTATCTGACTACGATGCTGGTATGCCTATCATACGCATCTCCATGATTCATGGACTCTCCGAGACAGCCATCAAGTCCCTAGTCCATAAGACTGGGAGACCTAGTAGGATTCCCGGTAAGGTTACTGGTAAAACCTACCCCAACTCACAGAAAGCACGAAAGGCCTACTTAAATGCAAAGCCCCCGAACTCGCCCTCGTAGCAACTTCATGCGTTTCTCACCCCCATAGGCTGCGCGATCGTTCTCCAATCAAAACGAAAGGCGAAAGGCGAAAGGCGAAAGGAACCCACCTAATGGCTCAATGCAACTACTGTAATCTGCAGGACATCAAAAAGGCAGCTTCAAAGGTAGAGGGTGCCAGAGTCATTGTAACTCCTAGGCCCGAGGAAGGATGCTTCCCAGACGGAGTGGATATATACATACACTACCCAAAAGACCCCATACCTACCCTTGCTGGGTGGTTAGCAAAGCTCCCTGATCATTGTGTATGTCATGAATGAGGAGCACTCCCTATGGGAAGGAGACCCAAAGTCGAGCGTGTGGAGCCTCTAAGATCCTCTCAGATAGGTGGGCGATTCCGAATGACTCCCCACAACATGGATCGTCTCGAGAACATCACCACTGAGCAAGTGGAGGTAGTGCAAAGAGTCTGCCTGAGCATCTATACTGATATGAGTAACAATGGATTCTCCCTAAGGGAGGCTCTTGCAGCTGTGTACTTAAGTGGTGTCTCTCATGCGTTCGAAACCTTAAAGTCAGGAGAGTAGAGAAGAGATGGCTCCTCGATCAGTAGTAGTCAAAGAGGGAGACACGTTGTGGTCATTAGCTCGTCTCCACCTTGGCAATCCAGATCAGTGGCCGAGGATCTGGTACCTGAATACTGCTCGCATCATCGGTGAACAGAGACGCAGAGGGTTGTACCCGAACAAACCTGAAGACTGGATCTTTCCAGGGACGGAGTTAAGGCTACCTGAGGTATCCACTATGCGTTCGAAACCGTGCTAAAGGAGGAACACCCCTAAATGAAGCCCCCGAACTCGCGCTATTCTCTTTTCATTCGTTTCGAACCCCCATAGGTAAAACCTCAGTCTCCAATCAAAATGAGTGAGAACAGGAGTACAATAATGGAGCGTACTGGATACTTTCACGACCTTGCTACTGATGATGCCATCCAGACCGTTAAGGCAGAAGCCAAGCGGACGGCGGAGCTCACAGGGAAACCTGTATGGGTCATCAGACACCCTAAGGATAATGTGCACTCTTGGACTACGCTAGGGCCCGACACCTTACAAGGCGCTTACTTGAAGTCAGCAGGTCTAGAGTATGTAGAGGAGATCTGTGCTAATCTCAAAAGTTGAGAAGCCTCTCAAGAAAGGGAATCTTATGGTCGCACTCAAAAAATTCCTTGATGACCCTATAGGAGTTCCTATATAATAGTGGTGTTGAGAGGGAGAGAAGAGAAGTGAATCCTCTCAACGTGTTCCACATTACTACCGAGAAAGGACGAAGACTATGGACGACGAGACTGCAGTGCAGGAAGGCGATCCGAATGCTACCGCAGCGGCAGCTGCTGCTGGCGCGACGAACGGAGGGCCTCTGAAGGACGGATCAAAGATCCTCCTGTCCAACGGCGTGGCTCGGCTGGACTACATCCGCAAGCGCTGGAAGGAAGGTGCCTCTCGGTCGGTGATCACGAAGGAGGTGAATGAGCTTCGGGCTGCTGGCTCGAACGAAATTCCCTACCAGATCGTCTTCTCGGCCACCAAGGGAGTTCCTGGAGGTCCTCCGAAGGCAGCTCCTGCGGAAGCAGCGACAGGCGAGGGAGCCCAACAGACGGCTGTGTAAGCAGTTCAAGTCTCGCTCACTCGCTCTGATCTAACTGCCTAGCGTGACTGAGAGCGGGAGCGGGAGGGGAGTGCTATCTGATATGGTACTCTCCTCCTAGCTCTCATCCACCTCTCGCTCCCCAGGGAACGAATGCGGCGCGGATGCGACACTCATGACAGAAGATAAGTCGGTAGTACGTCCTCCCTGTTTGGTATGCCAAGAGTGTCCTAGAGGGCCTGATCACCCTGTATGTGATGGATGCTGGAGAGATCTCCATCAACATAGTAGACGCCCTATAAAGTTTTGGCGTTTGCCATCACATCACCATCATCAGCTCCCCAGGGAACGAATGCGGCGCGAGAATAACATCACATAACACAGTAACAGTATGAGGGCATGATGGCAGTATCTGTCCCTACCCAATCCGAGTTCGATGCCTTGGCTGCCCGAGTTACAGCTCTTGAGCATACAGGTGGAATTATAGTCCCTCCTGTAGTCTCTCCAGATGGTACTATCATCACTCCAGGGAAAGGTGTCATCGACGACGGCTTAGGCCACAAGTGGACTGTTACGGCTGCCGGGCAAATAGCTCGAGACCTCAGCACGGATACAAGTACAAGCGGTGTCATTCAGGCTGGGTGGTTCGGAAAAACGATATGGCAGATGCACTCCACGCGTCTAGCGTGGTCCTCGCTTCCTGTATGGCCTCCGATTTGGCTCCCCTCCGGAGGGAGCACAACATCTCCATTTCCTCCTTCTTCTTCTTCTCCTCCTGTTCCTGCTCCTTCTACCGTCTTGAGATGTAGTGCATTCACTCGTAACATTGGGGTTAACAACCATCTAGGATGGTCAGGTACTCCGTACTCGAACACAGCTGTCATCCAAGCAGCACTAGCCTTCTTGGGAATTACCTTAGTGCGCGATGCGGTCCCTTGGTCGGATGATGTCCAGAAGCAATACCAGGCCCTTTCAAACGCAGGCGTCCGTTGGAACTTTGTAGTAGGCCCATCAGGGCAAGATATGACTACAAGCCTCCCTCTGGAACTGAATCGCATCGTCTCAATGGGTGCCCCAGCCGTCAGTATCGAAGGGCCTAACGAATTGAATGGTCAGATTGTGACCTTCAATGGTGCTCCTTCTTCAGATCCCGCAGTTGGTGCTGCAATCCAAAGGTTTGTTGCACAAAGTGTCCGTGCGAACTCCCTTCTCGCCGGGAAGCTTCTAATCAATATCTCCTTGACCAACGGGGCAGCCAACTGGGAGAACTATCTGAATGCCCTCGGAGATCTTTCAGGATCTTGCGACAGAGGGAACTGGCACGTCTACTTCAATGGCGGAGCTCAGCCTACAGCTAATCTCACAAACATGAGGCAGTACGCTCTGAGATCCGCTCCCAATCGTCCTAGCATCTATACTGAGACAGGGTACTTCACAGCCTTCCAAGACTCCTCAGGCTGGGGCGGATGTGATGAGGCTACTCAGGCGAAGAACACTCTGAACCTCCTTGCTGCGACCGCGAAGATGGGGATCGCTCAGACCTTCCTCTATGAGCTCCTAGAAGGTACACTGAATCCCTCCTCGACCGATATCGAGAACACTTTCGGATTGTTCCACTCCGATGGGAGCGTCAAGCCTGTTGCTACGGCTATCCACAATCTGTTTCTAATCCTCGCAGACTCCAATCCTTCACCTACTACTGCTCTCACTCCTACATTCACCTTCACAGGCCTACCTTCTACTGCTCTGTGGCTCCTGCTATCGAAAGGGAGTAACGTCTTCGAGTTGCTGGTGTGGAACGAAGCTCCGAACTGGGACTTCACGAACAAAAGGGCAATAGCAGTCCCACCGACTAACGTAACTCTCACGCTCTCCAAGCCTATGACATCGATGAAAGTATACGACCCTGTAAACAGTGTGAATGTTGTACAGATAGCTGCTGCCCCAATCTCCACGTTGACGTTCCCACTTGCGGACCGCATGCAGGTCATCGAGCTGACGCCGTAAGGCCTTAATATGAAACGGCTCTTTAATCCTGCAGCTTTTGCTGACCGCGTGCATCGGAAGATGCAGCAAGACAAGCTGTCGTTTCGAGATGTCGAGTTACAGTCAGGAGTCGATCACGCCAATATCCACAGAGTGGTCATAACACGTACTCGCGTACCGAGTGTAGAAACATACCTCCGACTGGTCCGTTGGTTGAACTCAAAGCAAACCAAAGCAAAGCAAACCAACTCAAAGCAAACCAAAGTCGCGCTAGGCGCGGGGAGGGGCGCACGCCGCGATCAACGATGTGCGCGCCTGCGCCAGCATCTACTTTGAGCTGCGGCGAAGGGAGTCAGCAAATGCCTGAAGAGATTGTCGCTATTATATTGCTCGCTGCCTACTTCGCAGCGGTTGGTTTCACCCTGGTTCATTGGCGAGTAAAGTAACCAAGCCTTAACTGAGTATCAGTAATGACTACTTGTTGACGTTTAAGGAGCTGTATGCCGTAAGGCGTGAGCGACTAGATAGTCGGTCCGCTCCAGAACGTTTACTCTGTTTCGATCCGGGAGAGACGACAGGCACAGCAGTGTTCCACAATGACGCCTTCATCACCTCAGAGCAGTATAACACCTCATCGCCTCCTTTGGCAATTGAAGTGTTTACGGGGCTGTTCCAAAAGTACTCCCCTACAGAGGTCCTGATGGAGGACTATCGTGTGTACTCCAATCGAACAGAGCAGCATGCAGGCTCCTCTCTGTCTACACCAAGACTGATTGGGATGCTAGAGACTCTCTGCATGCAGTTCAGAGTGCCCTGGCACAAGCAGCCTGCAGCTATGCCCAAACAGTTCGTAACTGATGAAAAGCTCAAGGCCTGGAAGTTCTATCAAACAGGGAAGCAGCACTCCCGTGATGCCATTCGACATGGTTGCTACTTCATCCTCTTCCCTCCTAAAGAGCTGTCCTCTCGTCAGATAACCTCCTCCCGTACAACTGGTCGCCATGTAGGATAATACAGACCATGATACGTGTAAGACTGGAATACTACGATAAGATACTTGGCACCCCAGCACTAAAGCTCCTGCTCAATGGGTGGCATGAGCTGTCCGAGCAAGGCGTTATTGGCGACATCTCGGTAGGTATAAACTGGGACCACAAAGCCATCGTAGCATTCGGTACGGAGGAATCTCCTGCCTGGAAAGACGATCCAGTAGGAGTTCTTGGCTTCCAGCACTTTGATTGGGCCAACTACTTTAACACTACCATTGCTTGGGTTACTCCTGCTCTCAGACGCCATGGTGTTCATACACAGATGTGGGAGTTCCTCATACTCAAAGCACAGGAGCTGAAGGTCTTAAAGATCACCAGCAGTACTCACGTCGACAACCTTGCTAGTCAGAAGATGCACAACAAGCAAGGCAGACCGCTCCACGGATACTCCTATGAGTACTGTGTTCCTAAAGTGGGATGAAGGCCACACTCATGAAGCTCACAGAAGAGGAAGAGGATGATATCCGTAGGTATTTCCAGGATACGATTGACTCCTACAGCAAGTTCCGATTCGATAAGTTCCTAGTGCCTCTATGTGAGCGAGTGCTCGAGAGGCTAAAAAGGTCTGACAACTACAGCAACAGCAACAGCAACAACCACAGTGAAGACTTAGAGGCCCAGTAGTATGGTATACCATCAAGGGACGTTCATAGGGTTCACTGGAGCTGGTGGTACCGGAAAGACTACTACTGCTAAGGCTCTCCTAGAATGCCTCCCAAAGTACTCGTTTCTCCCTTCAGCTTCCAGAGAGGTCTTCAAACGATTCAAGCTAGAGAAGGAGAGCGATCAGGATGGTATGTCAGAGATCCTCAGGTGGAAGCTGCAGCAGGAGATCCAGATAGCTCACAGAGCTACCCAGATCGAGAACTACAATAGGCTGATGATCTGTGATAGGACGCAGCTCGATCAGTACTGCTATGCCACCATCCAGTGCTCTAAAGTCCTACAACCCGACGACCTGGAGTTCCTTGATACCCTACTTAGGGACAGCCTCCCTCAGTACAGGAGGATCTTCTACTTCCCCTTACACACCTACGCGCCTCTAGATGATGGTATGAGAGACGATCGGGAAGGTCTCAGAGTTCACTTTGACCTACTGCTCAGAGGACTATTTGAGAAGTACAGAGTCTTCCCTGTAACTGTTCCTATAGGCTCTGTTGAGAAGCGTTGTGACTTCATACTCAGGCACATCTCTCACAAGTAAGGTAAGGAGTCCCAGCAATAAAATTTTTTAGACCTACACTCATTTTGACTCTTGCTTGACTACATTAGACTCCTATATAATGAGGGTGTAAGCTGAAGAAAGGAGCTCACACTGCCATGTATCAATGGGAACGCCCTCCAGTAACTCGCCACTACAGCCTAGCCACCATACAAAGATGCGTCCGACAGGAAGACTGGCAAGCCTTCCGAGAGGGCCTCAAAGGTCTTCCTACGTCGGACAAGCTCGATGAGCTCTCTAACTGGCTCTCCATCAACAGATATACTGATGAGTTAGGCATCTGGACAGCTCACGTCCAAGTGTCGAACTACCTTAATGCTCTGAAGAGGGGAGGACTTCTGAACTCAGATCTCAAGGTAGTACGATAGGAGAGGGAGAACTCACCATGAATAACTCGAACGTCAGAAGCAGATCCGCTGCATCTCCTATAGACAACTGGCCTTCAGATGGAAGATCCATAATAGTGAAGGTCCAACTCCCTCTGTACTCGACTATGAAGCCTCAGGCTCTGGTGTACGATAAGGACAAGAAGTACCAAATCCTCGTCCCTATAACTCCTCAGCTCCTCATTACTGTCAAAGGCGAAGTGAAGAGCTACTTCTATGCATATCTTGTAGCGGACAAGAAAGCAGGGCCACATAAGTACAAGATCAGACTCCACCAGATGGTGGGAGAGCAATCATGGTAACAACGTCTGATGACGAATGGCCTATCTGCACTCGTCAGACGAGTGAGCACTGTGAGGTGGAAGTCAATCCTAGGCGTTGGTCTCTAGGCCTACAGTGGTGTATGTCCTGCGCAGACAAGCCCAAGCAGTACTGTGCAGTCCCAATGCACAAGAGCAACACCGTACTCGTCACAAACATAAAGGAACTGAGGTATGTCGGAACAAAGACCCCCTCTGCCACTTAGGTATGTAGAGGAACTTGTAGCGCGTCTGGAGCTGAATCACCAGTGCTATCAATCTACTGGCATGCTTCCTACAGTCTCTGCGGAGGAGTTTAAGTGCCTTCTGGAGGTAGCCAACGACTGGCTTCGAATGACGAAGTTGCTAGAGGCATCAAAGAGTATGGTCGCTGCCGCTCGTGCGGAAACATTCTCTGGCCAGGAACGTTCTATGAGAGTAGCCGGAGGATCTGCAAGTATTGCCACGGACTCGAAGTCAAGCTCAACAGAGCAGTGAAGCACGAGTTCTACAAAGAACGTGGCTGGTACAACAAAGACCGACGGAAAGGCAAAGAAGCGAGCAGCCAAGCCTCGAAAAGGCTCGAAGGCCGATCTACGCACTCGCACTTATCATTCGTGGAGTAACATGTTAGCTAGGTGCTACAACGATAAGCATGTGAGCTACCACGAGTACGGAGGTAGAGGCATCACTGTGTGTAAGGCTTGGAGGCCCGAGTCCGATGGGAGGGCTAATGCATTCGCAAGATTTGTACGGGATGTTGGCATCAAACCTACCTGGCGTCATACTCTTGACAGGCGTGATCCAAACCAGCATTACACTCTGGACAATTGTAGATGGGCGACTCCTAAGGAACAAGGTGTTAACAAGCGTGATACTCACTTTGTCAGTGATCCTCGTACTGGAGCTCGTATTGCTGCAGCTACTCTCGCGGACGAGTTGAAGATCTCCTATCAGACACTTCGCGTAAGAATGATGAAGAGTGGTACGTGGTACGCCCTATCATTCAAGGAGAAGGGAATCACCACGGCAACTCTACTCAAACCAGGAGACAAACCAAATGAGCCTGAAGACAACCTTTGACGGAATTGATAAGCAGCAGTTCCAGGAGCACAATCCAACGGTCATTCAGCTCTCCCAAGCGGAAGCTCGGATGCTGATTGACCACATCAACGACAATCGGGATGATTTGGATGACGAGGATCCTGACTTCGGGGAGATGCTAGACCAAATCACAACGGAGCTAAATCTCGCTCAGGGAAGCCTCACGCAACATGACAACTGCGCCTACGTAGTGCTACGCCTCACAAGGTAGAGGGGAGCGCCTCACAAAGGAATCGATGGTATGGTAGCTATGTTTAGGCCTATGTTGGCCTATGATGGAGGAGATGAACACTACAGAGAGGCCCTTGGAAGAGGGTCTCTTCTAGTCTCCAACAAGCTGGATGGGATACGAGCGATCGTAAGAAATGGAATACTAGTATCCCGATCCTTGAAGCTCATTCGAAATACCCACACGCAGAGGGTATTCAGTAATCCCTTACTAGAGGGAGTTGACGGAGAGCTGATCGTAGGACTCCCTTTTGGAGAGGGAGTATTTGCTAGGACCTCAAGCGGTGTGATGTCAGAAGGAGGTACTCCTAACGTAAAGTTCCACGTGTTCGACTACATCCATCCTCCAGAGGAGCCTTACATCAGACGACTATCCAGACTGCATGAGGCCATAAGCAAAGCCGAAAACGATGAGCTGTCTGAGCACCTCGTCATAGTAAAGCAGCATCATGTCACCTCGCTCGAAGTGCTGAACAGACTTGAGGCAGACGCAGTTGAGAGGGGGTACGAAGGTCTGATCGTGAGATCTCCCAATGCGCCTTACAAGTTTGGAAGGTCTACACTCAAAGAAGGCTACATGGGGAAGCTCAAACGCTTCCACGACTCAGAAGCCATCGTCATAGGGTTTGAGGAGTTAATGCACAATGATAACCTTCCCACCCAGGACGCCCTTGGATACACTCACAGAAGCAGTCACAAGGCTAATCAGAGACCATCAGGAATGCTTGGGAACTTGCAAGTTCGTGATCTCAAAACAGCCGAATGGGTCTTTGGTATTGGATCTGGTTTTGACCACAACACCAGACGACAAATCTGGGAGAATCGAAGTTCCTTCCTTGGAAGAACTGTCAAGTACAAGTACCTCCAAGTTGGAACCATAGACGCTCCCAGACATCCGATCTTCTTAGGCTTCAGACACAAGGAGGATCTGTAATGCCTACGCCAGGTAATAAGAACAGAGGTTTCGGAAAGAGCTACAAGGAGTTCTCCCAAGAAGGTATGCTGAGTGAGGAGGAGCTCAAGAAAGGCCTTGAAGGTCTCCTAAGGGGTAACCCTGAGGAGATGGCTACGCCAGTCATGGAGGGCTGGGCTAGAAATGGAATCGACCCTAAGAGTCTCCTACTGGCGGCCAGACTGTGCGGCATTGCAGCAGATAGCGCTCCTATATGGTCTAGCTACCACACAGGAGCAGTTGCGTGTGAGAAGTTGATGGTGTACTGCTCAGAGAAGCTGGCCGAGTACCTCGATCAGTTCGGTAGGCCTTAGCACGCCCTCTTAGAGAAAGGAGCTCCACACATTGGAAGAGCTAGATCTGATTTACACCCCAAGGACCTATCAGTTGGAAGCAGTAAGATGGATGTTGGAGGATGCTAAGGGAAAGGCTATCATAGCAGATGAGATGGGGCTTGGCAAAACCGGTGAGATCTATATGGCTTGGAGGCAGCTCCACTATCCGCTTCCTTGCCTCATCATAGCAGGAGTCAACGCTCAGATAGCTTGGATCAACCAATCAAAGATGTGGGGCTGTCCCTCTCCTATCCGAATTGCCGGCTCAGCCGTAAAGAGGGCTGCCTTGTGGAAGAAGCATTCTAACGGCTTCGTCATCATAACTAGGGAGAGTCTGAAAGCAGATATCAAGTCAGGAGTAGTAGACCTCGGCTCCCACAAGTTCCAGTGCGTCATAGTTGACGAGTGCCATAAGGACTCCAACCGTAAGACGCAGAACTACAAAGCTCTCAAGGCCATCTCGAAGAACTCCACCTACATCTTCTTGTCCAGTGGATCTATCATGAGGCGAGGTGCTCAGAACCTATGGGGGCCTCTCTCTATCATCGCCCCGCAGGAGTACCGATCCTACTGGAAGTTCATCCATCAGTACTGCGTCGTATCCCAAGGAGCCTTTGGACTGGAGATCCTAAGGGCTAAGGATCCTGTGCAACTCCAAAAGGACCTGTCTACTAAGCTCATCAGGAGAACTAAGAAGGAAGTCCGGCCTGAGATGCCCGCGAAGCACCGGGACTTGGACTCAAACGTTCTACAGATGCTACCTGGTCAGGAGAGGCTATACAGGCAGCTTGAATCAGACTCAATTGCTGAGCTACCTAGTGGTGGAGTCCTAATGACTCCTAGCCTCCTAGCGAACATCACCAGACTACGTCAAACACTGATAACTCCTAAGCTCCTAGATAGCTCCTTCCCGGAGTATGGAGCTGGGATCGAAAGGATAGTGGAGCTCCTCGATGAGAGTGACGATAGGCATATGTGCATCTTCTCTCCATTTAGTTCGGCCTTGCCTTTTGTACGAGAGCGTCTCCTCGATGCAGGACTTGGTACCGACAGAAGCATCATACAGCTGTCCGGTGGATTGCGCTATGAGGAAGTGGTGCAAAGAATTGAACAGTTCAGACAAGAACGGGGGATTGCTCTATGCAGCATCCGCTATGCTGAGTCGTTTGATCTTGTCCCAGCCACCTGGGGAATATTCCTTGGATATGAGTGGGACGCTTGGGACAATCTGCAGGCTGAGGATAGACTTCACCGTGGGGACATTACCTCTCCCATCCAGTTCTATTATATCTCCCACGAGGGGTGTATTGACCAGTCTCTCGTCCTACCAGCCTTGGACACCAAAGCTAATAACGTAATGGCCATCCTGAAGGACATTGACGCTGTCAGAAGGCTCCTCTCAGCACGACAAATATCAATAGCAGGAGTGGGATCAATAGCAGGAGTAGGAGCATCACAATGAAGAGGAGCTTCAAGGACTCTGATGGCCGTGGTGACAGGGCATTCAAGCCCAGACTGCTTGAGGCTCCCAGAGCCGCTCGGACTTCTGCTTGGACCGAAGAGGAGGATGCTCACTTGGAATACCTCTTGCTTGATCTAGGCCTCTCTAACTTTGCTGCAGGAGTTATCATAGGACGATCTGAGGCAGCAGTCAAGAGGAGAAAGGCTATCAAGGGATGGGGCAGTCTTCTGCCCGACGCTGAGAGGCTCAAGAAGGGGCACGAAGTCCTGAGGAAGATAATGAAGTCCCGTGAGCAGAAGATTGCCGAGAGCTCTCTCAAGCAGGAGCTGTCTGAGGCCCGAGCAGAGATGCGTAATGGGACGCCTCTTTACAAGAAGGGCAAGCTGGAGTACTAATGCATCATGTGCGTGCGTCACATTAAATTTTGTTAAGCACACAATTTCTTCCGTGATTTTGTTTACTAACCCATATATAATGGGGTAACAATTAAGAGATAAGGAGCCACTAGGCTTCTACCTTAGGTAACGTAGCTCACTCAACTCACTCGCTGTTCTCTTTCTGTCTATTCCCTATGACTCTGTGAGGATATAGGACTGTTCACTATGGACCAAGACGAAATTTTCCCTGTGCAAGTGATTGACCGAGTAGCGTATATACGCACTTCGGATAGGATTACCTTCAGGCGCTGCAGAAGGAAATTCGATTGGTCATACGTACATCGTCATAATCTCACAAGCATCTCTGCCAAGTCTCCTCTATGGTTCGGCACTTTGTTCCACTATGCGATGGAGGATTATCATGGCCACAGACTATTCGACACCCCCGCAGAAGCCTTCAGCGCCGCAGTTAAAGCTAGTAGGAGGGCAGAGGGACGATCCGGCTCCCTTCCTTCCGATCACGAAGAGCTCCTCGAGCTTGGAATCGGAATGTGCAACTACTACCAGGAGTGGCTCGGCTACAGAGACCCTCTCGTCACACTGGAAATTGGTGGGATACCTCAGGTCGAGGTCAATTTCCAAATCCCTATTGGGCTCGATGATGCTTTTCTTGCTCGGTGTAACTTCGATCGTGCTGTCTATACTGGTACTATTGATCGTGTTGTGGTTGATGATGAAGGACGTCTCTGGCTGGTTGATTACAAGACTGCTAAGGCCATTCAGACAGATCACCTCGACACGGATCCACAGATAACGGCATACTGCTGGGCTGCTCAGAAGATCTACAGCATGCCCGTAGCTGGATTCATCTATCAGCAGCACCGTAAGGTGGTGCCACACGAGCCAGCATTCCTTGCTAGCTCTAAGATGTTCTCCATTGCAAAGAATCAGATGACAACGCATACCCTCTATCGGGTTGCCCTGCTCAAGTTGTATGGATCCATCGCAAGTGCTCCGGAGCCTAACGTTCAGTTCCTGAATTACCTGGCTACTCAGGAAGACCAGAAGCGCGACTCCCTAATCCGAAGGGACTTCGTAGAGAGGAATCAAGCACAGATAGATTCGGAAGAGATAAAGATCACCCTTGAAGCCTATGAGATGCTCAATCCTGATCTTCCTCTCTATCCGAACCCTACTAGGGACTGCAGCTGGGACTGCGACTTTCGCCTCCCCTGTATGCACCTAGACAGCGGCCTCGACTGGAACAGTGAACTCGAGGCCAGCACCACAGAGCGTGAAGAGGACAGTAAATCATGGCGGATGCACCTACAGGAGTTCCTCCCCTTCAGGGAGACTCCACTACCAAGACTGAGAACTCGTCGGCGTTGAAGCCTGGAGCAGTTGTTCAAGCAGCTGGAGGGCAGAGAGTACAAGGAGACCAGCCAGCAGCAAGGACTTCTACCCCTTCTTCTGACCCTCGGCCTGCAACCAATCCAGCAGGGCCTACAAGCCCTTCGAAGGCTGCTGCCTCTTTTGTCATCCCTTCGAAGAGGCCTCCACTGCCTTACTTCAAGGGGCTGTTCTACGGAGACTACGGCTCAGGTAAGACTTACTTGTGCGGGACAGCGGTTGAAGTGCCTGCTATGCGAGACGTCTTGATGATCAGCGCCGAAGCCGGAGAGCTCACACTATATGATCCGGATGGGAAGTACCCTTTCCACCTGATTGATACGGTGCGTGCCACCGACTACAAGACCATTGCACGCATCTACGACTTCCTGAAGTTCCACTGCCAGCTACGTGATCTCGCAAATTCCAATACGGATGCAAGAGATCGCTTGATCAAACTGCAGAAGGTCGTCATGCCTGATATGGTTGACGGTGAGCGCATCAGGGAGTACCGCACTGTTATCATCGATTCCCTAACGGAGGCAGAAGCCTACTGTATGGCTCAGCTCCTAGGTGTCAATGATGCCACCAAGATGGATGAGGAGGTACAAGCAGCTGAGTGGGCGGAGTATAGGAAGCAGCACACAATGATCCATCGGATGGTTCGAAACTTCCGTGATCTCCCTACGCACACTTTGTTCACTGCTGCTCGTGCTTACATCCAGGACGAGTCCAAGCGACAGATTTACTCCCCTATGATGACTGGGAAGCTCTCCTCTCAGGTCCAAGGCTTCATGGATCTAGTGGGCTATTTAGTCGTCGGACAGCCGGGAGAAGACAATCAACCTCTACCCCGGAGGTTGTACGTACAGCCTGCTCCACGCTTCGCAGCAAAGAGCAGACTGTCGAAATACAAGGGGGCACACTTCGATAATCCCACAATGCACTCCATCTTGAGCAACGTAGGACTCCTACCGAAGGGTGACGTGTCTGCAACTACATCTACATCTGCAACTGCAACTGTAAACCCAAGCCGGGCCGCATAGGCGCCGGGATGAAAGGTTACTACTGATGACGAGTGATACGTTTGAAGAAGCCTCTGGGATGTCATCTGAGGCATCCGATGGGTTGACTGTCGACCTCTCCTCCACAGATGAGAAGGGCAACTTCGAGGCGTTGCCTCGAGGGATCTACGATGTGACAGTTGCACAGCTGGACTTCGGTCAGTCCCAGCGAAGCGGCAATAACATGTGGACCTGGATCTTCGAGATCGAGGACGGAGAGTTCGCTGGACGGAAGCTCTTCTACCACACGGTCTTCAATGAGGGAGGGATGCCGAGAGTGAAGAGGACTCTCGCTCGTCTGAAGACGGACGACGGATACGAAGCACAGCTCCTTTCGAACCGTTTCTCTCCCAGTGCAGTTGCTGAGGAGGGACGTCTCTTGGGAGCGCGTTGCCGAGTTCGGGTCGACATCCGTATGTATGAGGGTCGTAAGACCAACAATATCAAGGATGTCCTCCCGGCAGCGGGTGGAGAAGGCGGTGGATTCTCTGGGGTCTGACAATCTCCAAACTACCTCAGGCCCAAGCTTAGTCGCGGAGCGAGCAGCCATACTTAGGCTGCTCGCCACGCGCGGGTGGATCTCTTTGAAGCAGTTCAGTACCCTGATAGGAGTATCTTACCCTACGGCCTTACGGATGAACGGCTCTAAGCAAGTCCACACTGTACGAGTAGGTTGGACTCACAGAGTGTCCATCGAGGAATACAATAGGTTCATGCGCGAAGGGAACAGAAAACTGTGACAGACACACTGCTTGAAACATCGACTGTTCGTAGGCATTTCGTACTGCACTCCGGAGGGCTTGATAGCTCTACAGCTCTGTTGATGTGCTGCGATCAGAACCCTGACGATCAAGTGATTGCAGTGTCAGTCCATTATGGACAGCGACACAAGAGGGAGATCGAGCTCTCGAAGGCTCTGTGCTCCTCCCGCAGTATTCGCCACCTGACAGTCGATATGGCCCAACCTCCAAAGTCTATGCTAACGGATCCCTCGAAGAGGGTTCCGGAGATAAGCTATAGTGACATCACAGGGATGTCTCCTACTTACGTCCCATTCCGTAATGGCCAGCTACTCTCTCGCATTGCAGGCATTGCTCAAGGCTGGGTAATGGAGGGAGACATCCAAGATCCTGCTACTCGCGAGGCTACTATCTGGTTCGGAGCCCACGCGGAGGATGCCCACAATTGGGCATACCCTGATTGTACTCCGGAGTTTGTCGGAGCGATGGCCAACGCCATCTACATCGGTACGTACCATCGAGTCCGACTGATCACTCCTTTCTTATTCTGGAAGAAGTCTAGCATTGTCCTTGAAGGTGAAGTCCTTGGACTCCCATTCGAACTCACCTGGAGCTGCTACAAAGGGGAGGAAAAGCAATGCGGTGTCTGCATGACTTGCCAGGCTCGCAAGGGAGCTTTCAGGGATGCTGCCATCCTAGATCCCACTGAATACGCTCGCTGAAAGGGAAAACTCTCTATGCCTTATAGCATCACCAGAGAGATCGGCATCGACATGGCACATAGAGTGCCTACGCATGGGAGTAAATGCTGGAACCTTCATGGACATCGTTACAAGATCCTCGCAACTGCTCAGTCGAGTACACTGCACGAGGGCGGAGTCCAACAGGATATGGTGTTGGACTTCTCCTTCCTTCACTCCGTGATGATGGCTCAGATCCATGACTTCTGTGATCATGGCCTTACGATATGGAAGGATGATCCTTGGCTCCCAAGCTTCTTCCTTCATCCTCCCAACAATGAATACTTCGGAAACACTTACAAGGAGCTCCTTGAGGCAGACGGATACTACTACGTCCCATCAGACCGAAACCACCAGCAGACTCAGCTCCTGATCGTAAACTTCATCCCTACGGCTGAGAAGCTTGCAGAGTTCTGGTTCAAGAGGATGACTCCGGGAGTCAATCTACTGTCCAACAAGAAGGCTCACCTCTCCAGGATTGAGGTGTTTGAGACACCTAACTGCTCTGCTGTCTATCCTGCCGTACTATCCAGCTTACCTCTCTCCACTCACGAGGGTGCCTAGCAATGGTTGAGAAGCTTCCCGTCATAGAGCTGTTTGGTCCTACATTGCAAGGAGAGGGAGCTCTGTGCGGGAAGACCTCCTACTTCATCCGGTTCGGAGGATGCACCTACAGATGTAAGTGGTGTGACTCTATGCATGCTGTTGATCCTGAACAGATCAGCAAGAATGCCACCCGTATGGATGAGGCAGACATCGCCAAGAAGATCACAGGTCTAGGAGGTCCCAACAGAGCCGTATGGGTTACCTTAAGTGGTGGAGATCCCTGCATCTATGACCTAAGAGGCCTAGTGCTAAAGCTTGCTGCATCAGGTATGCGAGTAGCCGTGGAGACTCAGGGAGCCTTCTATAAGCCTTGGCTACAGTACTGCCAGGCAGTAACCTGTTCTCCTAAGGCTCCTTCTTCTGGAATGTCAGAAAAGACAGACCTCAAAGTCCTCAAGGAGTATGTAGGCCAGCTTGGAGGTATTTATATACCCACAGGAGGAAAGGTCCTAAACTTCAAGGTTGTCGTCTTCGACGAAGAAGACCTCCTCTTTGCAGCTGAGATCCACAAGAAGTTCAAGAGCATCCCGTTCTACCTGTCTGTGGGGACTACAGCTCTCAACAGACCCGAGAGCCCTGAGGAAGTCACCACTGGCATCATGGAGAGGTTCAGATGGCTGAGTGCAGAAGCTCTCGCCTCTCCGGTATTCGCTGATGCTACAGTCCTTCCACAGATGCACGCAATGTTGTGGGGTCACCAACGAGGCGTCTAGGACACAAATTCCTATGGTAACTGTTAGCTGGAGCAACCCAATGGACCACTTCGAACATCCCTCACTCCCTCCCCTGGAGAAGGCTAAGCCTAGAGAAGTGCTGATGGATGTTCTTGCACACGCCAAGCTGAAGCCACATACAGCAGAGGCGTACGCAGCTGACCACCTCAGTAACGCTATCCATCTGATCTTCCCGGATGCTACAGAGCAACTTCAGAGACTCACTCCGGGTCGATTTATTCGCTACCTCGCAGAATTCAATAAGCCCTATCGTCCTCAGGACATCCTCGGAGACCTGTTCGACGGTCCGAATGCCGAAGGGATTCATGGTCTCATCATTCAGAACGGTATCCCTTTCCGGATGGTATGTGAGCACCATCTGCTGCCTGCGATTGGAAGGTGCCACTTAGGATATGTTCCTAATGGGCATGTAGTAGGCCTCTCCAAGCTCGCACGCCTTGTGGATGCAGTTGGGACTTCTCGCCCGGGAATGCAGGAGCTTTTCTGCGAAGAAATCGCCAATACACTTGAGACGTACATCAAGCCGAAGGGAGTGATGTGTGTCATCAGTTCCATCCACAGCTGTATGGCTTGTAGAGGTGTGAACGTACCAGACGTGTCAACGACTACGAGTTGCATCCGTGGAATCTTCAGGGATGTAGCCTCTGCCCGTGAGGAGTTCCTAGCCCTCATTACTGCCTTCAGATAGGTCATCCCATGTTATGGTAACCATGATGATAGTAGGGCCTCACGAGATCCTACGGTTCGACTACACCAATTACCGTATGGAGCACTCGTGTCGAACCGTCATGGCTATCAGCGTGTGGCAAGGTAGTACTGAATGGCATCCGGAAGAGCAGTGGTTCCTCAGAGCGAAGGACATCACAGGCAACGCCTCAGACGGGAAGATACGTGACTTCGCGATGAGGGATATCAAGAACGTGAAAGGAATGTCTGACAGATGGGACAATTTGCACCAGTTTGCCCACCTCAGATCCTGAAAGCCTTAAGGGCTTATGGAGATCAGATAGTAGGAAAGTATCACCTCCTACTGGCACACGATGTAGCGGCTAAGCCACATGAGTACAAGGATCTTCTACCTGAGAAGTCCCTCATCATCATGGACAACAGCATTATCGAGATGGGATACCCTGTACCTCTGGACGTCATGCAGGAGGCCTTAAGAATCGTTCCCTCTCAGATAGTAGTCCTTCCGGATGTCATCAAGAACCGTTCTCTTACACTTGATCTGAGCTTCCAGGCAGCTGAGGACTACTCCCACATCATGGACTTCAACCTCAGCTCCTTCATGTGTGTCCCACAAGGAGAATCCCTCGAAGAGCTGATGGACTGTGCTATCCAAATGAGGCACCTCGAGAACGTAGGTGCTTGGGGCATTGGCAGATTCGTCACAGAGATGCTAGGCAGCCGTAAGGATCTTGTCGAGTGGATCTGGAATACGCCAGAACTCCACCTTCCCTACCGGCGTCATGGGCCTTTCATTCACCTCCTAGGCTTCTCGGAGAACATGGAGGACGACATGCTGTGTGCCAGACTTCCTGGAGTAATGGGGATTGACTCGGCTGTCCCGGTGCGTATGGGACAGAACAGACAAGTCATGCAGAGGACTCAGAGAGCACACTCTCCCAGAGGTGACTGGTGGGATACTGCGGTCCCTTTCATCTATCCAGAAACACTTGCGAACCTTTCGCTTGTCCGTAACTGGATCAACTTCAAATAGGCAACACCTTATGCTGCACACACAGGAAGTAGACGTCCTAGCTCGTACCTTATGGGGCGAAGCTAGAGGAGAAGGCACTCGAGGGATGGCTGCTGTTGCGTGTGTCATCGTGAACAGGGCATCTCATCCTAGTTGGTGGGGTAACTCTATTGAGGCCTGCTGTAAGGCTCCTAACCAATTCTCCTGTTGGCTCCCGAACGATGCCAATCTGAAGAAGCTGATGGACGTCACTGACGAAGACGACGCCTTCTACACAGCACTCATAGTGGCCTCTCTCGCCGTGCTCAAGCAGATACCTGATCTCACCAATGGAGCTGACAGCTACTATGCTCCTAGTTACTTCCACTATCCGCCTTACTGGACTAAAGGAGAAACGCCCACAGCAATCATCGGTCACCACAAGTTCTACAAACTTCGCAAAGGAGCGTAACAACATGCCCAACATGTCTGACAAGTCAGAGAAGATCGACAGCACGTCCGATCGGCGGACAGAGAACAACGTGATGCGTCATGAATATCGGATCCTCCAAGACTGGGAGAAGAAGAACATGCAACTCATCAAGGATCTTGGGAAGGAGTTCTTCGATGAAGTCAATAGTCTAGGAGAGTCCAGAGAGCTCTTACTTGCCAAGACCAAGATTGAGGAAGCGGTGATGTGGGCGGTGAAGCATATCACCAAGTGAGCAGTCTCTAGGGCAACTCAGCAGGAGAACATCGCAATGCAAATTCACGACATTGGCTGGGCCGTAAAGCAGATGTGGAACGGTGACCGCGTACGCCGTACCGGCTGGAACGGCAAAGGAATGTACCTCGAACTGCAACAACCTGACGCCCAAAGCAAGATGACTCTCCCCTACGTCTACATGAAGACGGCGGATGAACACCTGGTTCCTTGGTTGTGCTCGCAAATGGATCTCCTAGCTGTTGACTGGGAGGCCGTCGACGCGTAGTCAGATGAGTGAACACTCTCAAGAGCTGAAGACACCAGATTCAGCTTCAGCGGCAGAGAGCAAGCCAGAGTCATCCAAGGTACCTCCTTGGGTGACTCCTGCTATAGCTATAACCTGTATAGGATTGGAGGTGGTTGCATTACTCATCTCCTACTACAAGGATAACCTTACGTTGCTGAGTATGGTAGTAGGTGCTATTGTAGTCCAAGGTGGTACAGCTACCAACTATTACCTTGGGAGTTCAAGTGGTTCCCAGTCTAAGAGCGAGACTATCGCAAGCATCAAAACGCCCGTAAACTGAAAGGAGTTGTCCATGTCTGGAGGCGGTAATACAAAACCCATCCTATGTCTAGACTTTGACGGAGTCATCCACTCCTACGAACGGGGATGGCAAGGAGGAGAGATATACGGTAGCACCCTTCCAGGTTTCTGGGAATGGTGTGAAAAAGCTGTAAAGCGCTTCCAGCTCTGGATCTACTCCTCCAGATCAAAGGATCCGAATGGCACACTGAGTATGGAGCTTTGGTTACGGCAGCAAGCCCCACAGAATTGGCAATGTACGGATCGTCCTACTACCGGGGGGCCAATACTGAGATTCCTAGACGCTCAGAGAGCAGAAGTCATCTGGTTTGTATTCGCCCATGAGAAGCCTAGCGCTTTCCTCACCATCGATGATAGGGCCATCCAATTCAAGGGCCATTGGGACTCCGAGGAGCTCGAGCCAGAGCTATTGAGGCAATTCACCCCATGGAACAAATAGAAGAACACTCCAAAAGGACGCCCGGAAACTCGCCTTCGTAGCATCTCATTCGTTTAGCACCCCCATAAGCTAACACGTCATTATGATAGGAGAACGAAATCGCGCCTATGGGGAGAAGAAACAGTAAAGGAACCAGCGTCACTAGGAGGAAGCTATGCGAAGACCCAAACGGAAGCTCCCAGATTGCATCTGCGCACTCCCAGAATGTCAAAGGCCCTTCGTAGGATATCCAGGAGGGCTCAATCGTTTCTGCTCGCTCTACTGCATGTCCATTGGGAGGGAGAGGCCTTACCACAAAGAGCTGACTGTGGTTAGCGTACACGCAATGCGGATGGATGGGATCTCAGCAAGAGTGATTGCGGAGGAGCTAGGATTAGTCTCCAGGAATGCTGTGTACGGCATAGCATTCAGAAAGCACCTCCCAAAGTCAGCACGAAAGATCAGGAGCGTATGAAGCTAGCAGGACCATCCTACGAATATGCTACAGAGCTCCCTTCATGTGCTCTCTGCCCTTATGGAGGACCTCGAGTGGGGAGCAGAGGCAATCCTCAAGCTAAGGTTGTGTTCATCGGGGAGGCTCCTGGCGCTCAGGAGTTGACTCACGGGATCCCATTGGTGGGTCCATCAGGTGAAGTGTTCTGGAGGACATTGCCTCCAGATGCGCCGTTGGACGACATACTGATCCTTAACGCTTGCCAGTGCTTGCCACCGAGATCGAAGGACACTGCGAAGAACACTGCTGCTGTTGCCAGAGGAGCTCAAGCATGTCATGCAAGGCTCATGATGCAGGTAGAGGAGTTCCCAAGGTCCTTGATTGTGGCGATGGGGAATCATGCATTACGTTCATTAACCTTGAACAATTCTTGGAAGATCACCCAGATTCGGGGACAATTATTACAGTACGCTGGTTCGGCGATTGGGCTATTACCTATATTGCACCCAGCAGCTTTGTTGAGGGGTACAGGGAACTACAGACAGTTCCGAGAGGACATCCTCTATGCGTTCGATTTACTGCGTGGGATCCCGAGGAGGTCCCCAGTCACCCCTAGGTACTTCGTAGCACGCCATAAGTACCATGTGGCACAGATTTGTAACTCGTTGATATCTAAGACGTATATCGCGTTAGATACTGAGACAGGAGGATTCAATCACCTCACTGATGAAATCCTTGCTGTTGGCCTGTGTGCTGATGCTGATTTGGTATATATTGTGCCAGGTGATCTCACCAGATACCTCAAACCCCTCTTCAGTAACGGTGATCTTTCTGGGCCTAAGTTCATATGGCACAACGGCAAGTTCGATATGCGCTTCATGCGTAGGCCCGATGCAGTAGGAGAGGCGGCTAGATGTGATGAAGACACCATGCTGCTTAGCTACACTCTGGATGAACAGGGAGGCATACACGACCTTGAGCAGGTTGGAAATGACCTTATTGGAGCGCCTGACTATAAACACATGCTCAAGCCTTACCTGCCCAATAAGAAGACTAGTTACCGTGCTATCCCAAAGCCCATCCTGTATCGATACCTAGCACTGGACACCTCAAACACAAGACAGATCTTTGACGTTCTGCGCCCTCGTGTTAGCTCCGACGCCAAGCTGGAGAAGTGCTACACACGAGTCCTAATGGCAGCTAGCGAGTTCCTCTATAGGGTAGAGCAACAAGGTATAATGGTATGCCCTAACAGAGTGAAGCATCAGGCTAAAGTCCTTCAGCAAGGCATTGATGATTCGAACAGTCGTCTTCAAAATGCCGCAGTTAAGGCTGGATCGAACGTTGAGATCAATCCTAACTCCCCGCAGCAGCTTGCGGTTCTACTCTTCGACAGGCTCCGGCTGAAGAGTCCAAAGGCTGGAGAGAGATCGACAGCTAAGGGCATTCTTGAAAAGCTGCCTAAGCACCCTGTGGTTGAGGCTATCAGTGATTACCGGAAGGCCAAGAAGGCGAAGAGTACCTATGTTGACTCCCTCGTCAAGAACGTCAACATCGATGGGAGAGTTCATGCGACATACCTCATCCACGGAACTAGAAGTGGACGCCTTTCAAGCCGCGGACCTAATATGCAAAATATTCCTCGTGGGACTGCTATTCGGTCTATGTACATGGCTGCTCCGCATCACGTATTCATTAAGGCAGATCTTAACCAAGCAGAGCTGAGATCTCTTGCAGTTCTATCAGGAGACGATTACCTCCTAGAGGTCTATGCACCAGGTTCTAAACGAAAGCTCCACTGGGAGACTGCTGCAGACTTCTATCCAGGATGGGAGAGACTAGATCCTAAGCAAGGTGTTGGATTAGATCAGCTGATGAGAGCCAAGGCAGTGAACTTCGGTATTGTATACGGCCGCCAAGCGCCTTCTCTTGCAGCCGAGTTCAGTATCCCAGTACTAGAAGCACAGAGATGGATTAACAAGTGGAGGGATCGTTCTCCCAAAGCGTGGGACTTCATCGAGAAGTGTCGACAGGCTCCCATCCAAGGATATAATCTGGTAACATTGTTTGGAAGGAAGAAGAGACACTGGCTGGTAACACAGGAGAACCTGATAGGGCTACAGAATGAGGCAGCTAACTTCCCTCACCAGTCTATAGCACATGACATCTGCTTGCTGGGTGGTGCGAAGGCAGAACCTATTCTAAGGCCCTTCGGAGTACACCCTGTGAATGAGGTGCATGATGAGATCATGTTCGAATGCCCAGACATCCCGGAGCTGATTGCGTATGCAAAGTACGTGATCATAAGGTGTATGGAGTCTATAGCTCCTGAGTGGGGGCTTACCAGAATACCCTTCATAGCTGAGGCAGATGTGGGGAGGAGATGGAATATCTACCGCAATCCGAAATTGAAGGAGTTCCGATATGAATACTCCCCTGATGACTCAGACAGATGGTGGGAGCCTAATAGTTCCGTCAGAGCTGCCTATCTACAGACAGAGACAGATCCCAATACGCATAAGGACTCAAGCATATTGGGCAGTAAGCAGGGGATGGAGACATCCAGAGTCCTCTGGGATAAGACTGGACTTGGCTATGAGCCTGATACAGACGGGACTGATGGGGACGAATCCGACCTCCAACAGGGTCTTGTATGGGGCCCTCCTCCTTCTTCGCAACCAGATCACCGAGACTATGAATAGGAGCTAGACAGACAATGGAAGTATACTCGGTACTCACCCGTGAGGATGCCCAGACACACGTCAGGAGCATAGCGTTTGAGAATGACTCTGCCGCAGCACCTGTTAGGATCCAGAAGCTATGTCTGCAGTGCCACTCACTCGCAAACTCCATGGGCTGGTGGGTCAATCCATCGACAGGAGAAGCTATCTGGCGTAACTTCGGGGAGATGATAGCCCTCATCCATAGTGAGCTGTCAGAGGCCCTTGAAGGAGCTCGAAAGAACCTCCCCAGCGATCACATTGAGGGCTTCAGCATGGTCGAGGAAGAGCTTGCTGATGCTCTCATCCGCATCTTCGATCTTGCCGGAGCGATGGACCTTAATCTAGGAGAGGCCTTCCAAAGGAAGATGGAATACAACCAACATCGGGAGGATCACAAGCTCCACAATCGTTCTCAGGAGGGCGGTAAGAAGTTCTAAGTTCTAAGAAGTTCTAAGAGCTCTCCCTCAACCAAAGAACATACCGTAGGCTGGATAACTGGAGCCGACGGCGACTGCAGGGCGGTAAATGATAACGAGAATACCTTGTGCGCCGTCACCTCCCAGGCTTGAGTTTGCACCACCGCCTCCGCCGCCGCTTCCGTAGAGACCTCCCGCGCCGCCCGCGCCGGAATTGCCTCCCGTTGCGCCGACGCCACCACCACCGCCGCCTCCTGGGCCGTGCGTCGCGTCCCAAGCGCTATCTTGGCCGGGCCCTCCAGCACCTCCCGAAGCGTTTACACCGCCGGAGCGTCCACCACCACCGCCTGAGCCAAGTGTGCCAGCAGTGTGCGCTGCGCCTCCAGCCGTCCCCATCCCCGACGCACCGCCTAGACTTGTTGATGTCCCCGATAAACCAACAGAACCACCCGCAGGAGTATTTCCCGCGCCGCCACCACCTCCCGCCGGACCTGAGCCGTTACCTTGACCGCCGCCGCCTCCAGTCCCTCCCGGCCCTGCCGCACCACCTCCACCTGACGCCCCGAATTGACCGGCGAGCTTCCCGGCGCCGAAGCCTCCAGCACGAACTACTGTCGTGCCGACATCGTTGGTCGTCGCAGTCGCCGCGTTGGAAGTTGTCCCGGTCGCAGCGGCACCCCCGAGCGCTCCACAGTAGGAAGTCGCGAGGCTAGAACCGCCAAGCCAAGACGAACCTCCTCCCGTCGCCGGCTGACCTCTAGAACCTCCAGGGCCGATCGCGCAGTTCAGTACCGCGCCGGGAGTTAGTGTGACATTGCTAGACTTCGCATAGTGACCTGCCTCGCCTCCCGTTCCACCTACGCCGCTCAGAAGATCTTGTCCGCCTCCTCCACCGCCGATCGCCTCGATCGAGTTGTCAGCATTGTTCCAATCGCTCGGCACCGTCCAGGTGGTCGTCGCGGTATTCGTAATGAAGATGAGGATTTGCGGGACGAGCTTGAGCCAAGCTTCGACGCCAACCTGAGTAACGACAACAGAAGACAGGCCCGCCGCCCACGCCTCCACACCCATTTGGGTGACGATGAGCTGATGCGGGCCATCCAGTACCGCGTAGGCGACCTCTTTCGAGAGCTGCAGGCCCGTCTGATCGAGTACAACGTAGGTGACGAGCTTCGATATCTGAAGCCCGCTCTGGTTGAGCGCATTATAGGTGACGAGCTTGCTGAGTGACTCGGACATGAGAGACTACGCCAGGCTCTCGATACCTGCGTTGATAAGATCCCCAACCGCCCAGGCCGCTGAGGTCTGCGGGTTGGTCGCCCAGTTATTTGCGAAGTTCTGAAACGACGTGATAGGCGCGACTGACCCGGTGACATGATCAGTCCCATCAACCGTTCGCACCAGCCACTCGAAATGCTGCGGACCGGTGGCGCCTCGCGAGACGCGAGCCTCTTGTTGCACCGAGCTGATCGTCCAGGTTCCAGTCGGCAGAGTGGTCGAGACGGTCCACTCGGAGAGAGAATTGTTGCTGCTGGTGGCTACTAAGGTCGCGTCGCTAGTCAGTACTTCGTTGATGTTGGCGACCGTGTTCGGCGTCCAGCTCTGCGTATTGCCTGCTGCGACCGGCGGGATCGTAAATACCGCTGCGCCAAGCGTCGTCGAGTCGCGGATCAGAACTTCAGACCATCCAGTGTTATGTCCCGTATTGGCGCTGGTGGTTTGCGAGAAATCCGCTTGCGCTAATGTCGTGGCGCTATCGGTCGTGACATCGACGCCGGCACCTGTATCAGCGACATTGACGCCGTCAATCCAAAGCTGACATTGCCCAGAGACAGCATAGTTGATCCATAGGTCGATGGAGGTCGGCGTGGCCTTTGCCGGCAAAGCGCCGGCCGCCGAGGTAACAAGATTGGTGAATGTCCCGGCGCTGTTGCGCTTGTCGATTTTTAGCTGACCGCTGGTCGCCGTGCCGCGAACGACTATGCGAGCCACTCCGGTTCCGTCCAACGCTCGCAATAGCGTTGCGTTCAAAGTTGTGCCGGCCGTGCTTTGTGTCGAGTATTGCCCATGAATCCAAATACTTGACGTCGCGGCAAATACGGGAGTAGTCGCACGGGCGGCGGGAGGATCCGCCGTGCTTATACTTATAGCAGCCGCTCCCACGACACCGCGAGCAAAAGCCGTTCGGTAAGAATCGCCAGTACCGAGGGTTCCGAAACCAAAACCTCCGGTCATTGTGAAGCTGAGATCCTCGCCGCCGACGAACAGATCCGTCATCTGCTATCTCCTCATGCCGTCACGTACGGGCCGACTTGCA